CATGTTACCAACAACAACAACGCCAGTGTTGATACCAATACCCATGCCAAAGGGTGGAACACCTTCTTCTCTAATACTTGCATTAAACGCATCTAAACTCCCTAACATTTCTAATCCGGCTTTAACAGCATCTTTACAATGCTTAGTTTCATCTAAAGGTGCGTTCCAGAAAGCCATCTGTGCGTCACCGATGTATTTGTCTAATGTTCCGCCTGTTTCTAAAATAGTTCTAGTCATGGCAGTCATGTAGCGATTCATGATACTGGTTAGACCTTGAACATTTTTACCGTAATGCTCACTGATACTAGTAAAACCTCGCACGTCGGTAAACATGATACTTAGTTCTTTTTCTTCGCCTCCTAGTTTTAATAGGCTAGGATCTTTGATTAACTTGGCGACTAGGTCAGGGCTGAGATAGCTTTGAAATTGTTTTCTTATCTGTTGCTTTTGTAAGAACTCTGAGACGAATTTGACCATGTAGGCGTGCAGAGCGACCAATCCAACGCCAACTGCAAAGGCAGTTGAGTCGTATAATACCAAAAAGCCACTGTAAGCATACATACTAGCCCAGATACCGCCGCCAATAACAGCAACGGTCGCAGCAATACCAACATAAGTCCACCTCATTAAAAATATTAAAATTAAACTTGCTACTAATATACCAAATAGTTCATAGTAATCAGCATCTCCTGGTCTTTGAATATTTGTATTAGTCATCATTGTGCCCATAACTGCTGCTTGTAGATAATGCGGCCATACTTCACCGCTAGCAGTTGCTACAGGATTAGCTAGTCCAGCTGCACTAAGACCAACTATGACTATGCCATTATTAAATGTTTTAGGTAAATTAGCTAAACTATGTTGCTCAGGTTTTCCTGCCCAATCAATCCATATGCGACTTAGATTGTCAGTATCAATGCGACCCACTTTAGGTATGCGAACAGCTTCTACACCAACATCACCTATTTTAACTTGTATCTTATCTTGAGCAGCAACTCTAATAGTCTCTAATGATATAGCAGGATGTATAACTATCTGTTGTTGATCTAAAGGAAGTAAATGATTATCTGGAGCAGCAATTAACAATGGCATACGACGAACAACACCATCTATTTCTGGAAACGTATTAACTATACCTACCCCAGCTGCTAATGATGATAAACTATCGATAGAATTAATCAATCCAGGATACTGTACAACTTTACCTGAAGGATCTTGCCCTACTATCTGCACAGGGCTTCCATTACCTGTATTTTTACCACGTGTATGCCCTAATGCAGGTAAAACGACAGGATATTCTTTTAAAGTTTGTGCTAACACAGTATCTTTGCCAAAACGATCTTTTTCTGGCATTAAGACGTTGAATACAACTAACCCTGCTTCACGTTTATACAAATCTCGAATAATTTCAGCATACAAATCTCTAGGAAACGGCCACTGCCCGTATTTGTCTAAGGTAGCTTCATCTATATTAACTATATGTATAGGAACTTCTTTAGCAGGTTGACTAACAATCAACTGATCAAAATAACGCAATCTAACTGATTCTACAAAACTAGGGTCCCAAAATCTAATTAGTAATACAACAACAAGTGTAACTAAAGCGGTCCACGGATTAAGCAAGATTTTTTTCATAGAACTATCCTATCAATATTAAAGCCTCTATTGTTATTTAACCTTAAATAGTGCTGTAATACAAGGAGATACTATGTTTTGGGGTTATCATTTAATGTTAGATTGCAGCGGTTGCGACATTGATAGTATTTCTAATAAAGAAGTTATCTATAAGTTTATAAAAGATCTTGTAGAAAAAATTGATATGACTGCACACGGAGAACCAATTATAGAGCATTTGCTACCCGGTGATCCTAAACAAGGTTATAGCCTTATGCAACTAATTACTACCAGTAATATATGTGCTCATTTTATGGAATTAGACGGTACTGCTTATTTTGATATTTTTAGTTGCAAAACGTTTGATGTTGAAGCAGCTAAAGCAGTTGTTGATCAGTATTTTAACCCTAAAAAAACTAGAGTGAATTTTATCACCAGACACGCAGATTAATTATTGACCTTGTGTTACAGTTATTGCTGAACAAGTCATTGTAGCACAATTGTGTGTAATAGAATAAAACTGTTGTGTAGATCCAGTTTGTGTAGCATTTATTGTAGTAGTTCCGCCACTAAGATCAATCTTAGCCATGTGTCCTGCGTTTCCTGATTGTGTAAGATTTACTGTTTTATTACTTCCACTAACAGTAACTTCTGCATAATGATTACCGTTATTGTTTTGATTTATTGTCAGTGAATTATTATTATTATTTACTGTAGCTAGTATACCCTTATTTCCGCCAGTACTAGATTGTGTAAGATTTACAGTATTATAACTTCCAACAACATCTAACTCAATATAATTCCTTGCACCAATAGATGTACTTGTTTGTGTTGTATTAGTAATATTGTTATTTCCAGTAACATTAATTTCACTATAACTATGTCTAGTTCCGCTTTGAGAAACTGTAGCTGAGTTATTGTTTCCAATTTGTGTTATGATTACATTAGTATCTTGATTTGGCCTTGAGGCAAAATTAGATACCCTAGTGTTAAAAGAAGCATTAGCATTAAAAGGTGTAGCTACAGCACCGCAGCACAAATTACTAGGATTAGCAACTGAACCTGAACCAGCATCAGTTGAAGTAGTAGTATTATTAGAATCATAATAAAAAGTAATTTCTGCTATTTGCATACTGTCATACGGTAATGCACATTGACCAGTACAACCTGCAGGAGCATTACCTGATTTAGTAGTGGGAAAGAAAATATAGTAATATACATAAGCAGTTGAGTTATTGACTGCGATCATTGGACTAGTCCAAAATCTTGTGTCACTTAAATTTAAAGAACCTTCACTGACTAAAGTCCAAGTAGTTCCATTATTGCTTGCATAGAGTTTGTAACTTGTTGGATCTCTTGGAGAAAAGTCGTTAGCAGTAGTTAAAGTAAAACCAGTAACCACACGTCCTTGATTTAATTTAACAGTAACACCTGCATTAGCTTTATCGAAATTAAGATACTTGGTATTTGGATTATTATCAAACGCTTTGGCAGCATCTTCGCCAGGCGGACTGTTATTACTAGTAGGATAATGATTAGTTATCCAAACATTATTTGATATACCTTGATTGTAAATTGCTGTTGGTGCAGGACTTGGTGTGGCATTACTGGGAGTCTGTGTTGCAGTCTGCCCTGCGGTTAACGGTACTGTAGAATAAGATGCATTAGCATATGTATCAGCCTGTTGTATAGTTGGGTTAAGTGTACCAGTCCAAGATACGCCACTTGTATTACTCATGCCTGAACTACCACTGAATAATTGCCCTGTGTTATTGTCATTGCCCACAAAGAAAAAATAATCAGGGCCCATGTTGACAATTTTACCTGTGCCAATAGTGCCAGCTAATGTTCCGTTGCTGTTATAGACTTTACCTTCATAAGGATAACTAGCGTTGCCTGTTAAACTAAACTGAACATATTGTCCTGCTTGCCATGCCCACTGTCCGTTAGTCCAAGGTATTTTGTACATCGTACCAGGTTGCTTACTGTAAATTTGACAGGTAGTTGTATTAAGACAGGCATTGACATTCCACTGACTGTCGGCAATTTGACTTTGACCAAATTTGATATCGGTAAGTGCTGCATGGCCTACTTTGCTAACCAGCAGCATAAACACAGCTACTATTAACCATGTCCAGTATTTGTATCTTGCTCCGTATTTTATCTGTTCCATTGTCTCACCGTTACAACATTACCGTTAGCGCCAGTTCCAACTTGTCGTTGACTGACATCTACATTGTTCACTGAAATATTATAATTTGTAACATCTGTCGTTTCTGATGTTCTTATATGAATAACATTGCCCCTCAAAGGATCGTCATGTTGATACCAATTGTAGCCTTTTTCATTTCCACAACTGGTAAAAGGCCAGCAAGGATTAGTAGCTAGTTGAGCAGCAGTAGCAGTTCTTGTTTCTCCTAATTCACCGCGTAGTGCTTTGTGAATAGTTTCGTCATCAGTAGCAGCTTTTTTCTTAGCGTCTTCTTTTTGTCCATCTTTGGCTACACGTTGTTCATCAGCATTGGCTTTACTCTTATCTTTCTCTGCTTCTTTCTTTTCTTGTCTTTCTGCTTTAGCAATGGCCACTGCTTGTGGTTTGTTTAAACTACCTTCGCCGCTGGCATTTATAATTTGAGGATCTACCCTAACTGGCGGTAATGGAGATTCTTGACTTGTAGATACGTGAGTAGCAAAGAATGGGCTTTCCATACTAACTTTACCGGCATCTGTAATAACGTCAATAGCTCCGCAAGTACAATTACCAGGAAGTTCTACTCTAGTGGCTTGTTTATCATCTTTGCATGTAGGCAGTAGAACTACAGTGCTTTCTCCCAATTCACTTACAGTCATAGCAAAATCTGTACCTCTAACTGCTATAGCTGCTGTAGGAGTTTGAATATTAACATTTTTACTGTCTTGTTTGGCTATTCCGCCAGATGCCATCCGAACTGTTCCTAAGGTAACACGCATAGCACTTTTACTAGACCCCTTAGGATCATAGACAAAGTCATCTATAACTAATTTACTGTTTTCTGAAATTTTTGCTGTAGAATTATCAGCAAACGTAATAGTTAATTTAGTGTTAGATCCTACACTGACTGTATCGTTTGCTTCAATAACAAAGTCTTTGGTTGCTTTAAGATTTTTAGATCCTCTTTTAACTTCAACGGCTGTGCCCTGGAGCTCAGAAATTTTTCCAATGTTTGCCTGAGCTCCAGTTACTATCAATAAAGATAACAGCCATGCATATTTCACATCAATTTCCAGTAGTTACAGTTACTGAATTTGAATTGCCTGTAGTTGTAATTGAAACATTTGTATTAATTGATCCTGTTTGTGTAACTGAGTGAGTATTACTAGTTCCAGTAACTGCTGCTACTAGATGATGTCCTGTGCCACCGCTGGCGCCCGACATTACACTAGTAAATGTGTTGCTATCACCTGCAATTGTAATACTACTAGTACTATTACTTGTTGTGATAGTCTGTGTAACTGCATTGCTATCACCGGTAATACTTAGAGTATTTGTAATTGCAGAACCTTTAATGGTGCTAGTCACAGTGTTTAAATCGCCAAGTATTGTCATTGTACTAGTTACATTAGTACAGGCGGTTGTACCGTCGCCACAAGTAAAAGTAATCTGATTAGTATCACCGGTTACAGTTTTAGAAATCGTATTACCACTACCTACCACTATATAATCTACAATATTACTATCACCAGTTTGAGTAACTGATAAAGTATTATTTGATCCTGTAATTTTACTTTGATTATTAAGTCCAGTATTACCTACTCGGTTAGTGCTACCAACCTGAGTTATGGTAACTGTATTGCTACTACCTGCCTGCTCAATATAGACTTTGTTATCAGCCCACGCTCCTGAACCGGCAAATAGAGCAGCAATAATCATTGCCATTCTATAACTATTCTTAATCATTTTTCGCTCCTTGAACTTTTTTAGTTCTTGTTGTTTTTTAAGTTCTTATCTTCTTTCAGTTGAAGATTTACTTCTTCCTTTATTTCTTTTAAGATCTTATCAGTCATTGGACTTAGCCTATAGGGCTGTGTTTTTTGAGGTTCTCTCGCATGTGGTTTTCTTTTAAACCAACTCATTTCTTCTCCTCAGACTTGAATGCCCAATGTCCTTTTCGCTCTCCCTCTTTTATCATTTCTATTACAGCAGCATGAATTGCCAACTGTACTGCTCGGTTCATAGATTCATTAGTTGCTGAACCAGTTTCTAGCTCAAGACTTCTAGTTCCTGCATCCATGAATCTTAAAACGCCTGCTTTGTCCATAAAACTGTAAACAGTTTTACTGACATTAACACTGGCCAATACTTCACCAGTGGACACACTGACAGCTCTTAAACTTATAGTTACTTCATCTTGACGGTATTCTGTAGATGCTCCAATTCCTAACAATCTTGCACCACTTCCTCCGCTAAGTGTATTACTGTCATAACCAATAATGCCGCCTTCTAGCAGCATACCGGCAAACAACATAGGAGGTAAAGGCTGAGCTTTATCTCCCTGATATAGTTCACGCATTTGACGTATCAATTGACGTTCTTTAATCAAATTATCTAAGCCGCCACGTTCAAGGACTTTGAACCATTGGCCGCTGCCTACTTCTTGTAAACTCTTAACAAGATAAGCATCAGCACCCTGTGTCACAGCTGAACTTAGGCTAGCTATAACTTGACTGGCTTTACGTTGTCCAGTCATATCTCTAAAATTATATACTGCTACTGTTATAGCGCCCGCTGCTGGAGCTCGTAATTTATTTTCGTCTTTTAGTGTTGGTTTAGTAACAACAGGATCATCAAATTCGCGAATGGCGTTACTCAATGTTCCACAACCTGTTAATAGCACAGCAAGTGCTATTGGTGCTATTTTAATTAAGGTGCTAGCCATCCGAAGTCTCCTATTGGTACTGTTAGTGTTGTAAGATTTCCATCTGCATCTCTAATGGTTATTTCAATCATATTACCATTTTTAGTGTAAGTGATTGTGCCGCCGTTAAATGCAAAAGTTCCTGTGGCCTGAGCGCCTTGGCCTTCGAATAGCTTTTCGGTAATTTGTCTAGCTAACTCATTATAGACTCTTGACTCAAGATTGGCTACGAATTTAGCCATTGTAGTATTTTTAGCATCTTGCTCTGCTTTTAAAGTTTCGGCTTTCTTTTCAGCAGCAAGAGCTAGCTTACGACTAAGTTCTTGTGAGTAAATTGTTAGTGTATGCGAGCTATAACCTATACCAGAAAAACTAGGGCTATTAAATTGATGCACTAGTTCGGCAGATTGTGCTGTAGAAATAGCCGAAAGCAATACAGCTATTGTTAATAATTTCCTATTCATCCGATTCGCTCCCGGTTGTCTAGTATTTACCGAGAGCTAATCTAAAGATTAAAGTGTGTTTTTATAACAATAGGTACCAGACGATAGCAATGTAAGTCAACTGATGTGCCAGTTGATCAAGACCAAATTGATTCCAAAATAATGGTTTGGTGTTGTCTTTGCATCCATACTTGACTTTAACAAAATCTATCGTATAGTGCAAAATGCCTTCTATTACTGCTATTATTAAAATAGCCGGTGCAGAAAGATAGTGAAAAAAAGAAAAAACAAGCAGAGCAACTAGAGTAGTCCAAACGTGATCTAGACTATGACTTATACCAGTGGGGTGTAGCCAAACTCCTTTTTTAACAGTCTGCATGTAAGTCTGTATTTTGAAGTCAGCATACCAGTGCTTGATTTGTAATAAAAGTAAAAGTGCTAGTATTTCCATACGCACTTATTTAGTATAGTATTTCACCTAGCTTAAGAATATTTCCAACGGGTATTGTTGTAAATTTGAATTGCTTCTGCGCTAGACAGTATTCTTCTGTAGAAAAAACATTCTCCAATATCTACTGCTGTAAAATTAGTGCCATCATAGGCAAGGTATGCGAATCCTGCTGGAGATGTAACCGGAGTTGAGAATCCGTTAGGAGATCCTGCTACGCCATTAATATACTGTATTACATTGCCACCACTGGAAACAGTAACAGTAACGTGATACCATGTGTTAGCAGGTATAACTCCGCCTGCTCCGCCATTTGAACTTTGACTGCCTAACGTGAATGCCCATTGATTCGAAGCGTTAGTTCTTATGGCCCAATCACCGGTATTTCCGGTTGTTGTTTTTCTGCCAAGTATCCATCTTTCTGCGTTGGGCAGTGTAGGAAATCTAAACCAAACACCTACACTAAAATTTCCGCCGGCTATGATGCCTAATTTATCTCCAAAAAATCCTTGCTGACTCCCGTTAAAGGAAATTCCAGGTCCGACTATATTAGCTCCACTGGCAAAATTGGCATTGTTACCATTACCGCTAAGGTCAAAAAAACTAGTGTTACCTGCAATTAAACTACTAGGATTAGAAGCGTCTAGGTGCATTTCTAGAGGATATGGTATACTATCACCGTAGTTGACTATTCTTCCAACATTTGTACTTGGAAACTGTCTAGTAGTTCCTGGCCAAATAATTCTTACGGCACCTGTACCTCCATTAGACACAACACCGCCACTGCTACCACCGCCATATTTTCCTCCAGGAAGACTCGGGCTGCCAAAACCACCACTGCCGCCACCTCCTCGATATAATGTTACCCCTGCAATTCCACCAGTACCGTTGCCGCCAAGGCCATAGACTCCAACACCTCCACCCCCACCAGCAGGCCCTCCACTGACGCCTGCGCCGCCACCACCTCCTCCGCCTGCGCCGGCTGTCCCGTTACCGCCTGGTGCTCCTCCAGTGCCGCCGGTTCCACTATATCCGCCAGCACCTCCGCCGCCACTACTATTGCTGCCGCTGCCACCGTTTCCGCCAGCACCACCTGTACCAGTTACAACCGATCCTCCGGCACCACCGGTATTGCCAGTAGCGGCCAGGCCACCACCTGCAAAGACAATTATTGTGTTCGGAGGATTAGCTAGTAAAACAAAGCTGTCTGCACCACTAGTTGCTACATCTATATTATAAACATCTCCGGGAGTAACTGAAAAATTATTAGCATATGCTAATGCGCCTCCGCCTCCGCCACCGTTGATGACGGCACTGGTAGTGCTGCCGCCACCTCCGACAGCAACTGCACTAATCGATGTTACTCCTGGAGGAACTGTCCAAGAATATGTTCCGGGTGTATCAAATAATACTTCCCCGTGCGGACAGCTAGTGATAGTTACATTATCAAATTGAACGCCATCTATCTTCATACTCTAGATGTTGTTACCGAAGATGGTTCAACAGGTTCTTCTTGTTGATCTACAGGTGCCATTGTAGTACCCTGTAGTTTATTAACTTTGGGGCCTTTTAATATACTAGGCACCACCGGTGCTTCTGGTTCTTGAGTTTGCTGTTGTGGTTGCGGAGCTGGTGTTGCCTGTACTGTTGGTTTTTGTTTCACTGACATGGTAGTTAATTCGGCTAATAATGGCTCCATGGTAATCGCATTCCAAATCTTCTTGTTATCCCCAGTTGCATGATAACCTAACTTAATTAAACTCTTTCCTGAATTTTTATCAAAAATGTTTATTTCAGGTCTAGGTTCCCAATTATTACTAGTACCTTCTCTATAAGAAGCAGTAAGATCGATATTTTGTGCTATTAATTTTTGTTCCAAATTTCTAAAGCTATGGACAGTACTAACACCTTTTCTTCCTAGTTGTACTAATCTAACATCCGGCTCACCTTTAGTAGCATGATGTAATATAACATTAGTAATCCTTGAAATTACTCCCGCTGCTGCTCTAGCACTTGTTCCTTTTAACTCTGATTTAAGATGTGCTGCTGCTTGTTTATAAGCTTTAACCCAAAATTCAACTTTGCTCTTAGGGGCTCTTTTTGGTTGATCTATAGGTACGCCAAACGGTCCAAAGAAGTTTACAGTGCTTTGCCATACACCTTTAGTACTAGTAACATCTGAAGTTAGCGACCCTGCTCCTTGTTGGCCAAATTGGCTACTACCAGCTTTTAGACTTAGCTTAAGATGTTTTAATGGTTCTACAGTTCCGTCGACCTTTTTAACAAATGCTTCGATGTCAGTTTTCTTTTCTTTCTGAGCACTCATGCCATCGCTTTTAATCCAAATCGTATCTACTTTTCCATTTTTATAAAAGTAATTGGCATATCTGTCAATTTGTCCGCTATTAGCATAGTGTACAGCACTTGGTAGCAAAGGTCCGTAAGTTTCCCAAAATTCAGGACTTTGCATGAATAATTTAGTAGGCTCTCTTACAGAAATAGTAAACTTGATTTCGTCAGCTATAGTACTATTCTTATCAGAAACTGTAAAGGTATTTTCACCGTTAGCGATAGCAGAATTTAAACAATGAATAACATCTTCATTGGTTATGTCTTCAACATTGTCATGCCCGCGTTTGATTAGTTTAGCTACAACAGCAGCACTTAATACAGGTTCGGACAAATCTCCTACGTTCTTTTCAGTACTACCTTTTTGTCCTGGTGCGTGTACTAGTCCGCTTTGTATAGAATTATCTGTTCCTGCAATGGTAAGATAGGTATTATTAGGACGCTTAAAATGGCGTTGAGTAGTTCCGGTGCCAAATTGTACAACTGGGGTTCCCTTTGGGGGGATTACGCCGTTGGCATTAGACTCTGGTTTAATCCATTCAAGGTCTTCAGTTGGGTCAAATGCTGGAATTTGAGCTGAAATAGCTTGAAATAAAGCATTTCCTTTAGCAGAATTTACCCCTACTCTAACTTTATGCCCGTAGGTGTACTTGTCTTTTCTCGTGAAGATGCTAGCTTCTGAAATTACATCGATTATTCGCATAGTCTAATATTTAGTTATTTCGGGAAAGAGGCAATCTTGTATGAATACCTTAACATCTTCCTCGTTTAACCCTAGACTAGTCATAACTCGTGGAGTGTGTGGATTTTGTTTTTGATTCTGTGCGTAATAATTCTGTGCATCAACTACACTGCTAATTCTTTCAGCAGTTTTATTTGTAGATCCAACTTCATCTAAATAAAAATTTATGCCTTTTTTAGCTATAGATAAAATTTGTGCTAGTTCTTCTTCGTCTTGCACATTGCCAGCAGCTATCATAAACGGACTAAAAATACGTTCAGCCCAGTCTGGAAGTTTTCTAACTTTATTCCAGTCAAGATTTCTTGCTTGATCTGCAAACCAATCTATCATAGGATGTTCGCTATCTACTGTAGGACTAAAATCATAGAAACATCCGGTAATTTTGTTCTTACCTGCTATAACATCAAATCCAAATATAGGAGCAGGATTATGAGTATGTGGGAAAACACAGCAATGCATCATCCACAAGCCTCTAGTTTCTCTTGCATCGACTACATCGATATGTGCTCTACGATAAATGCTACTAGCCCATACTTTGTTGACCCAACCTGGCTGATTAAAACGATCCATTCCGGGTTCAAATATAATACTACCTGTCGCATAAAATTTACTTTCAAAATATCTTTCTATATCGATTAGAGTGCTCCAAACATTACTCTCCATTGTATAGATCCTTCATCATTTTAATAGCCCAATCAAAAGCGATATTAGCCTCCTCTGCCATACTATCATCTAATTTAGCTCTAATGTTATTAATTAGTAATTTAGTATCAGCAAATTCTAAGTTCCTATGGGGCCCTGGAACAATTTTTTTAATCATTTGTCCACCAAACATATCACCCATATGCCATGTGTACAAATGTGCCATAACTTTATTTGGTTCTTTAGCAATACTTAGGATATAGTTGTGATAATCTATAGCAGACTGCCTGTGTTTGTGCGGCATTTTGCCATCAGTCATTTCTTGATAATCACAGTACAAATAGAATGCTCTGCGAATATCTGGCAAATCACTTAATAATCCGCAAGATCCTGCTGCACCTTCAATACTATGATAAAATAACCATTTTTGATAAGTCCAGTCAGCCCATAAATCAAAAGGCAGTGTTTTTGCGAACACTGCCTTCATAAAAGGTGTTTCTTCAGCTTCCCTATGTTTAGCTGATGTTAGTTCTTTTAGACTCATTCTTCCTCTAATTTAATCTGAAGTGGATATCCATTTGATCTGGCAAGATTAGTTGCCTCTACTGCTTTAGCTTCTGCAATTTCAAAACTATAAGTTCCTGCAATACCTGCACCTTGCTCGTGGACTTGTACAGTTATATCTCTTGCAGTGTCATTACTATGTTTGAAAACTTCAATTAACAATGATATTACAAAATCAATCGGAGTAGTGTCATCGTTTAGTAAAATAACTTTCCAACGTTTAGGTTCAGTTACTTTAATTTTAATTTTTTCATCAATTTTAATGTCGGTTGCCATTAGATTCTCTTTAAGAGTGGGGGAGTTTCCTCCCCCTTGATTATTTACACTTATTTAATCTCAATTTGTCGAGGCTTTAGTGCTTCTGGAATTAAACGTTTAATATCTATGTATAGCATTCCATTATCGACTTTAGCTCCAACAACTTCCATGTACTCAGCTAGAGTAAATGTTTGTTCAAAATCTCTTGTGCCAATTCCCCTGTGTAAATATTCAACTTGGCCAGCGCTTTCGCCAGGACGATTTTTTACACCGCGGATTGTTAGTTGATCTTGGTCGACTTCAACTGTAATTTCTTCCTTCATAAAGCCTGCAACTGCAACTTCAATACCATAGGTATCGTCGCTGTATTTGACAATATTATGTGGAGGATAGTTACCGTTTTGGTGACTGTTAAAGAAACGATCGTTGAAAATACGATCAAAACCTACAAGTGCTCTGTTTAAATTGGCAAGAGCTGCCGCATCAATAGTTCTTAATTGTGTCATTTTATTTTCTCCTTAAATTAAGCAAGAACTTAGTAGGGCCCGACTATCGGCACCCTACGTTTTTATTATACTACTGTCTGTGTGTAAGTCAAACCTCTTTGAAATCAGCATTAACAACTGTTTCGCCGTTTTCAGATTGTTTAGCTTGTTTAGCTGTTTCTGCTGCCTGTTTCTTGGTCATAATAGCAGATGCGCTTTCGAACAACTTAGAGACTGCTTCTTGAATCTTTTCAATTTCTTCTCCTTTAACTGATTCGTCAAGGTTACTTCTTGCAGTTTCGTATGCTGTTTTTTCTTCTTCAGTTAATTGATCTTTAACTTCATCAAAATCTTTGTTTAGCGAATGCCTTGTGCTTTCTGCTTGATTACGTGCTTCAATAAGATCTTTAGCTTTCTTATCAGCTTCTGCATTTTCTTCAGCTTCTTTAACCATACGCTGTATTTCGGCTTCAGTTAAACCACTGTCACTCTTAATTGTGATATTGTTTTCTTTGCCAGTGTTCTTATCTTTAGCACTGATCTTCATGATACCGTTGGCATCGATGTCAAAAGTAACTTCAATCTGCGGCATACCACGTGGGGCAGGAGCAATACCGTCTAGGTTAAATTCGCCAAGTGCTTTATTGTACTTGAACAAGTCTCGCTCGCCCTGTGCTACTTTAATTGTAACTGCTGGCTGGTTGTCTTCTGCTGTTGAGAATGTTTGGCTAGCCTTAGTAGGAATAGTTGTATTCTTAGCAATCAGTTTGGTCATAATACCGCCAACTGTTTCAATACCTAGGCTCAACGGAGTAACGTCTAGCAATAGAACGTCAGTCTTGTCGCCTGCTAGAACAGCGCCTTGAATGGCTGCACCGGCGGCAACTGCCTCGTCTGGGTTGACATCCTTGCGTGGAGTCTTGCCAAACAACTTTTCAACTGCTTCTTGTACCTTAGGCATACGTGTTTGTCCACCAACGAGAATAACTTCGTCGATGTCAGCGGCTGTAACACCTGCGTCTTTCATAGCGATCTTGCATGGCTCGATACTGCGTTCAATTAGTTGTTCTACCATTGCTTCAAACTTAGCACGAGTAATAGTTACATTCATGTGTTTAGGACCACTTGCATCAGCTGTAATGTATGGCAAGTTAACGCTTGTGCTTTGGGCGCTAGATAATTCGATCTTTGCTTTTTCAGCGCTTTCTTTTAGGCGCTGTAATGCCAGCATATCTTTTTTAAGATCAACGCCGTTGTCTTTCTTGAACTCATCAACAAGATAATCCATAATAGCTTGGTCAAAATCTTCACCACCTAAGAATGTATCTCCGTTAGTAGAAAGAACTTCAATTTGTTTATCGCCATCGATATTAGCAATTTCAATAATTGAAATATCAAATGTACCACCACCTAAGTCGTAAACTGCAACTTTACGATCTTTCTTATCTGCTTTATCAACTCCATAGGCTAGAGCAGCCGCAGTTGGCTCGTTGATAATGCGTAGTACTTCAAGTCCGGCAATCTTACCAGCATCTTTAGTTGCTTGACGCTGACTGTCATTAAAATAAGCTGGAACTGTAATAACTGCTTTAGTAACTTCTTGACCAAGATAATCCTCAGCAGTCTTTTTCATCTTGCGAAGAACTTCTGCACTGATCTGCGGAGGTGCTAGTTTTTGTCCGTTGGCTTCAACCCAAGCATCACCGTTGTCTGCTTTGACAATTTTGTAAGGCATTAGGTCAATATCTTTTTGCACAGCTTGTTCTTCGAACTTACGTCCAATCAAACGTTTAGCTGCATAGATTGTGTTCTTGGGGTTTGTTACTGCTTGTCGCTTTGCTGTTGCACCTACTAGAATTTCTTTATCTGTATATGCAATAATTGACGGTGTTGTTCTTGCACCTTCGCTGTTTTCAATTACTTTAGCAATTCCGTTTTCTAAAATTGCTACACAGCTATTTGTCGTACCGAGATCGATACCAATAATTTTACTCATAATATTCTCCTTGTAAAGCGAGTAATTTTGGGACGCTGCCCTTATACTAAACCCTTACGGCGTTTTAGTACATACTTATTTATTTCTAAAAAAATTATTTTTCTTTTGAAAATGGTGTAATATACTGTCCAGAAGTGCTAGTGCAAGTCCTTAAAGTATTGTATACGTTTTGTATTCCTACAGCTTGATTCCAAGCATCTTGCAATGCATGGTGTGCTGTTACCGGAGGCCGATTAGGATTTATTCCTAAATCAAATGCAGTTCTAACATCTCGAACTTGCCAATAACTCCACGGGATAGATTTGTTTAATCTTTTAAATGCAGTTTCACAAATTGGAATATCAAAGGCTGCTCCGTTTGACCATACACGTTTAGCACCCCAACAAAACTTATAAAGTTGATCCATAGCATCTTTAATATCAACTCTATCTTCTGTGCCAAACGCTTCTTCTTGTACCTCTTTGCCTTGTTGTGCCCACCAAGCAATAGTATCGTCAGATGCAACTAATCCAATTCTATCACAACTATCTATGTCTACTTTAACATAAAAGCTTTCCATAGCAGGCATTGAAACATCATTTCCAAAAGGATCGAATTTAACTGCCCCTATGGTTAAAATTACTGCATCGGTAGACGTAGCAAGTGTTTCTAAATCAATCATTATATCTGAATTTGGCATTCTAACCTTTCTGTATTTTACAACAGTTGATTATAACGCAAATTCAGATTAATGTCAATATAATTTCGGTGGTAAAGAGTCTTTTTCTTTCTGCTTGCGCCAACGTGCTTTGGCAGCGCCTGCTTTACGTTTGCGCTCAGATGTAGGCTTTTCATAGAATTCTTTTTCTCTTAATGTATTAAGAACTCCAGATTCTTCTACTTTATTTTTAAATCTCTTAAGTGCTCTATTGATGTCCTCACCGTCTTTGACGTAGACTGTAGTGCCTTTAATTATGTGATTCATCATTTTCCTCATCGTCATCTTCTTCTGTTTTTAGTTGTTCTACAATCCAATCAAGATTATAAATTCTGTTTTTTGAAATTAGATTATAGGGAGTTACTTCATCTGTTGTAATATAGTGTGTATTATTTTGAATTAAAAGTAACATAGCGAATTGCCTAGTTAAAACATCGCAGTTATCAATATCTACAATAATGACATCTGCCTGTTGAGCTACATCTAAAAGCCATTCTATGTCACTTTCTTCTTCATCGTAAATGAACACATTAATATCATCAACACTTTTACTAAGAATTGTTTGAAACTGTTGTTTAACATGTATTGATGGTTTTACTAATAGATAACCTAATGTTAAATTAAACAGTTTATCAGGAGGCGTTATTACTGTTATCTTTCCTAAGTTCATATACCCTTCTTGCAAAGTATGTTAATTTATCTTTACTATAATTATTAAATCTCGGACTGTCATTTTTAACCAACTCGACAAATTCATAAAGCTCAGGTTCAAGATCTTTATCGACTTCTAATGTATCAAACCATCCTTTAGAATAAGCTACATACAATTCGTCAATTGGTTTAGCTTCTAGTCTTTTATATATAGATGACCAAATAGAAGAAGGTGATTGCTGTTCAGCATTTTGCACATATTCTACAATCGGTTCTTGATCTGTAACTTCCCTTCTTGATCTTTGGTCATGTAGCTCTTTTTTTTTGAGTCGTCTTGTTCTGTTGGTGGTAAAGCTTCTACCTCCTTTGGTTGCTCTGCTGCTGTTTGGTCACCTCCTTGGTCAGCTGGCAGTGTTTGTTCGACGACGGTCTCTGTGTGCTTGTATGTATCTGTATTTGGTTCATCTGGTTTAGAATCTTGAATTTCTTCGGTCTTGGCCACTAGCGGTTTTGTAAATTCCCAGTCTTTGGGATAAACAAATCCTTTTCTAAGATACGGATGTGTGTCAGGATGATGAGGCGCTGGCTCTTTCTTTTCGTCTGGGTATAAATCTTTTTCTTCTGCTAAAAATTTAAAACCGTCGTCGGGAACTTCTTGTTCTATTGGTGTTTCTTTTTGTTTTTTTCGTTGTTCAAAAATCCAACCAAATGTCATTTGTGCAGCTAATAACATAATAACTGCTAACGGGTCAAACACAGCTACAATAAGAATAATAACCCACGTGACTGCTTTTTCTAGTAAATTTTGATCCGGGTTATCGCCGTAAATTAACTTGGCAATGTATTTGATTGGGCCAACTTCTGCTTCGACTTTACGGATTTCGGCAGCAATAGGAGCTCGTTCGGATTGTAATTGAGCAATATTACTCTGTGAGTTTGTAATATCACGTTGTAATCTTGTTCTTTCTGTTTGTTGCTGCCTACGGATTTGAACTGCTCGTTCGGCACCTTGTTCAGTATTACCTCTGGAAAGTCTTTGGTCAACTTGTGCATCCAATTGGGCCAAAGATTTTCTAGCAGATTCAATATTTTCTCTTTCAGTTTTAATTTTTTCATCATATACTGAAATCCTTGCTAGAACATCGCCGCTTACTAGGTTTTGATCTGTGTGTGCTTTACTTAAGAATCCAAAAATGCCCATGCTAGTTATAAACATTAACACAAAGACCGCAGTGGTCATGTATGTTTTCATTAATAACGGAGCACGTTCCCAGTTAGCTTTTAACCAACTGGCACAGACTAACTTAGCAACTTCTAAACTGCCTCCCATAATATAAATGGGAATAACTGCCGCGGAGAAAATAGCCGCCAACCCCACTACTGAGTAGTAGATTGCAACGGCTGATATGATTAACCCTGTTAAGAGTAATAACCAAGCCAAAATCATAAGTGATTAATCAAGTAGTGTTGATTCGTCGATTAATGTAACAGTAACATCATCATAAATGTCTGCTAACGTATCTGGGGCCGCTACTGTAATTGTAGTCTGTGTATCTACAATATTAACTGGGTCATACACTCTCATTGAAGCTGTTGTAGCGTCTGCAATTCCATTTGCAACTGCAAAACGAAGTGCTTTGGCATTCGAGTCAATAGTCACTGCGCCGCCTGTTGTAGGTGTAAATGTAGTTGCTCCGCAGGCAGCAATTAACCCTGCATCTCTTTCGTACTTAACAGTAAAAGATAAACTTGTTGCTTGGGCATCTGCATTAGCTTCTGTTATAGTAATATCATGTATCTGGCAGTCTGCTAATCCTGTCAATCGATTGACAATATTACGGAAACGCATATTTCCTCTAGCACGAGCTTTTGCTTTGACTAAAGTAGTTGGCAAATTAGCAGTGCTAAAACTGTCCGAACTGTTTGGTGTTACACCGCCGTTATTATTTCCATCGGCAGTTGGCCACGTTGCTGTGCCGCCGCCCATTGTTACAACTACTCTGTACATTACAGGCTGTAATTGATTTAAATCTTGCTGAAATCCTGATGGCATTTTATGCTCCTAAGTTATCTAATATTTAGTGTTATTTGAACACAATTAGAGCTAGCACAGCCGCTTGAACAAAGAAGCCTAAACCGATTGTAACAATATTAAGCAAATCTTTTTGAATTGTAGCTTTTAAGAAAAAGCAAAACAATCCAACCCAGCTAAACAACACTAGATCGACCGGCGGCATCTTTTCTGTTAGTCCCGTAAGGACAGCAAACATTGTAGGGATAGTAGCTAAGTGTAGTAGAATTACTGCAATCCAGCCTATTGTCTCTGCACTTAATCTAGGAGCATGAGTTTTTACACTCTCAATCCAAAGATTGATATCAAAAAATTGTTTGAATCCCGGTTTAGTTTCTTCTGTGCTCATGTTAACTCCAATCAATTATAAAAAATATGTCGGCCAATCTTGGCAACTGGTTTCTTGTTCCATTTAGGATTAACGTAATCCGCATGAAAATATAGTGCATCCTTTAGAGCAGGTAATCTAAAGTTCTCTAAAAGAACTTTTTTAGCAACTTCCATAGACTCTGTGTAGATAGGCCCATTCATAGGCTTTTTAACACTGGCCTGTTGGCAGTACCAACTAAATTGGCAAAGTACTTTTTCATAGACAATGTTCTTTTGATAAACTACTTGACAAATATCACTAGGGAATTGTCCGCTTTCAGTTCTATTAATTGTTACTTGTGCCACAGCAACTTTGCCTTCAAAAGGCTCTCCGCCGGCTTCAAAGTAAATATTTCTAGCAAGACAATCTAATTGTCGTTGCCTCATTTGTGCTGTCACTGGACTAGCTTGTGTGCGAATTTCCTGCAACTTTTCAAACTTATAGTCTACAGCTTTGACAGCAACTGTCCACCCGGCAAATAGCACTAGGGCAAACAGAACAGCTTGGATTATGCGTATCATTTTTAGTCCTCCTTTACGCTGGGGTGAGCTTGAAAGCTCAAGTTTTAACATTTTAGTATGTGTCATAGTCTCCATTTTTTTGAGTACAAACAAGTAGTTATCCTTATGATTAACAGGATAAAAACTATTTTTAAGTTATCTACGCATTTTTGCAATATCTTGCGCTTCTTCGTCACTAAAAATAGGTACTGCATTGCTTTTATGCATGGTACCAATACCTTTGATTTTAGTGCCTGTATAAACTGGTCTCGGTTTGAGTACAGCTGGACTCATATCAGTTCCGCCATTAAGGCTAGGAATACGGGGGCCAGTATCTCTTATATAAGTCTTAGCAGATAGCATAACTGGAGCAGAAAGAGCCTGTATCCGTTTACGTTCCGATTGTTCAACATTATGCTTTTTGAGCAACCGTTCCCAAGATTCGGCTAATTCTCGAGATTTACGGGCTTCTTCTGCATTTCGAAATTTTTGCTTGCCTTTACGCTTGCCAGTAGTGCTTAGCCAAGGACCTTCAAGATGCATACTCAAAATAGTCTCCAAAAGTTAAAATAACAGTATAATTGTACTTTAACTTTTGAATTTTGTCAATTAAAATTTGTCCAGCACAGCCCAGAGTAGAGGTTCTAAATCCCAACCTTGATATTTTTCTCCTAGTTCAAAAGGTTCATCTGGAGCTTTATACCAATCTTCTATTCCCAAAATTTCATATGCTTCTCTTTTTGAGATAGGTTCGTTACGCATATTGCTGACCCAAACTACTGTCATCATCATACAGGCAAATACCTGTTGATCTAAATAGATGTCATTTATTTCACACCATTTTACAGTTTCATTAAGGTAATAATCTATATCTTCTATTCGATGTTCTAATTGGTTAATCCAATGTTGTGTATCTTCTCTAGACCAATATGCTGTCATACTCTAAAACTTTCACCGCAGCCGCAACGATCTCGTTCATTTGGGTTTCGAAACTCAAAACCTTCGTTTAATCCATTTCGTACCCAGTCCATTTCAATGCCAGTTAAGTAGGCTATACTTTTTGCATCAACATAAACATAAACACCGTTTGATTCAAAAATATGATCACCGTCATAAACGTTGTCTACAAACTCAAGAACATAAGCAAGTCCAGAACAACCTGTAGTTTTAACACCTATCCTGATACCTAACCCTTTGCCTCGTTTTTTTAATTGTAACTTAATTTTTTTAGAGGCCGCTTCAGTTAGCGTTATCATGCTTCTTTCTATAATCTTCTATTGCGGCTTTAATAGCGTCCTCGGCTAATATGCTACAATGTATTTTGACCGGAGGAAGGGCAAGTTCTGTTGCAATCTCACTATTCTTAATGCTTCCTGCTTGGTCAAGTGTTTTACCTTTGACCCATTCTGTAACAAGAGAACTGCTTGCAATTGCCGAACCACATCCATACGTTTTAAATCTCGCATCTGTAATTATGCCAGTAACATCATCTACTTTTATCTGTAACTTCATTACGTCGCCGCAAGCAGGTGCGCCAACCATACCAGTACCAACGTTAGTATCGGACTTGTCAAAACTACCAACGTTACGGGGATTTTCATAATGATCAATCACCTTTGTTGAATAGGCCATTTACTTCTTTTTCCTCCTAGAGTCACGAGCCCTAGAAGCTGCCTTAACTTTTGCACCTCGTTTACGAACAAGGCGTCCCATTATTTTTTCTTCCTTGTACTAGCACGTTTAGCCATAGCATTTACTGTTTTTGGCTTAGGTGGTTTTTTACCTTTAAGAATTTGACTCACTCTTCTAGGACTAGGCATGATAGTTTTCCTTGGTTATATGGATATTTATCTAAGATTATTTTGATTCTTTACGAGCATTTTTAACTGCCGTAACATCGTTTCTAACGTCTTTGCAGAGTTTAGCAAGTTCTTGTAAGTGTTTACGAACTCTAGTTCCGGCGGCGCCAACTTCTTTATCGTAAAACTTTTCAAAGTCGCCTTCCATTGCCTCTACAATTGCTGTAAATTCTGAATATCTGTTTTGTGCCATAATAATTCTCCTTGTCTAATAATTATGTAGACTTAGATAGTGTAGTTGTATTCGTGATATATGTCAAGAACCATTGGCGAAAACAGTTGGGGATCCATTTGTTATAGAACCCCCGTCGGTGCTGTCTCCTACACGAGCAATTGATTTATTATTCACATATACATTGCCAGAACCTACATTTATAACTGCTGCATGTGGAATACAGTTATTACCAGAGTTAATAGTATGAGATGATGTAGGATCACCTTTTCTTTCAACACCAATATTATTGGCAAAAACATTAGCAGACGGTCCAGTCACGGTCGTTGTTGTATCACAACCGTGACCTGTAGTTGTAGGATCGCCGTCTCTAGCTACTTTAGGCATTATACTAGTTTGATTCCTGTTGTTTGTTCAACAAACTGATCGGCAAATTGTTTATCAGTAGCTTCAGCAACAGTTACAGTTCCTTTGGCAATTTTAATATCTTTGTCAGGATGTACTGTAAACAGATAAGGCATAAGACCAGGACCTTTTGGACCCATTCCTATGACCATAGGACGACTTAATTTATAATAAACAGGACCGTCTTCTACTAGTTTTGCAACAATTTCTTCACCGCTTGTAAGTTTTAGTGTAATAACTTCGCCTTCTGTTACGCCTTTATCAATTAACATATTATTCCTTTAAAATGTACTTTGTGGTTCCATTGATTCCATGATATACTTTTGCAATTCTGTATAACCGCCGATCAATTTACCATCAATAAAAATTTGAGGTACTGTTCGAGCGGTTGGTACAGCTTCTAATAATTCTTCTTTAGTATATCCGTCGCCAATTTTACGTTCTTCGAACTCAATCCCTTTAGATTTTAATAATGCTTTTGCTAGATCGCAATAAGGGCAATGATATTTACTCCATATAACAGCTTTGTTCATTATTTTTCCTTTCAAATTGCTGGTAATTTATCATAGTCAATGGCGTCACTCATAACACCAATAACATAGTTAGTTGATTCGTTTTCTTGTAGTGCAGTTTGTTTCTTACTAGTATCACTATGTTTGTTAAACCAAGGAATTGGTGTACTCTTTGGAGCAGGATTCCAATATTTGATATTGATGTCTTTTAATGCACCAACTGCTGTGTAATCAACAAAATCTTTTAGGATGTTAGCATTAAGGCCAATAACAGGGCCCTTCTTAAACAGATAATCGGCCCAAGCTTTTTCTTCAGCAATAACATCACGATAAATTTGTAAAACTTCTTCTTGGCATTCGTGTGCTACTTTAGCGAAACGAGGATCTTCCTTGACAACTTGATTGATCATCCAAGCAGTCCAACCTTTATGTAGAAGCTCATCTTGTAAGATAAGGCTGATGATGTTGCCGTTACCAATAAAGATTTTGTTTTCTACCATTGCTAGGCTTGTAGCAAAGCTAACCATAAAGCGGAATGCTTCTAAAGCATAGCTTGCATGTAGTGCTAGATAAATTGCCTTAATGTGATCTTCTTCTGCAACATATCCATCTAGTTCTTTGGCGCAATTAATTTGATGTAACTTTTCATAATAGTTACCAACACTAGATGCCATATTTACAATTTCTTCAGTATCATGGATAGTGTTGAATACTTCTTTAGGCACGTTGTAGATGTTACGAATGATGTGACTATAACTGCGGCTATGAATATTAGTTTCAAAGAATGTCCAATTATAGACAAGACTTTCTAGTTCTGGAAGACTTACTACTGGAGTAAAGATTTGACTTGGGCCACGTCCTTGAAGACTGTCCAAAGCAGTCTGACGTAACAGGTTACTAGTAAAGATATGCTTGACTGCATCCGATGCATCCTTAAAATCATTTGCATCTTTGGCAAGACTAATTTCTTCTGGTACCCAAAAGAAACCACGTGCTGTTTTTTCGAAGTCTGCGATCTTATTGTATTTGACTTCTTCAAATCTCTGTATGGTTACTGGACCTGCTGGATCGAGGAACATCTTACGATTTGTGTAGTCTGTCTTTGTGTTTAAATTATACTGTTGCTTGCTCATTTTGTATTACCTGAATAATGGATTACTAATCCGCCTTCGTTGTCTATAAAAACTTCTTCAATATCGGACTGTTGAAGAGCATTGTATATCATTTCTTCTGCTTCATTATCTATCAAGATTTTTTCTTTAACTCCGTACGATTCTAATATTTGATAAATTCGCTTTCTTCTGTTTGTTTCAATGTGTACTATTTCGCTCATAGCTTGCAGGCCTCGCAATCGTCATCGGTCAACTCTACATGTACCTCATGACCGTTTAATCCGGCAACATGGAAACCGTTTACTTCAGCAGGTACTTCGTTAGATATCTTTGCACCTTGTTTATTAATAAGACTGTAATAAAACGTTTTGATACCCCAGATATGTGCTTGCATTAAATTTTTAGCAATTAATGTAGTTGGCACTTTTCTTTCAGCAAAATGTGCAGGGTTATAAAAAGTGTTAGTACTAATAGATTGATCAACATAGGCAGCTAATACTGCTGCTGTTTTTATATAGCCAACACAATCTTGCTGTTCCCACATTAATTGATATTTAGATTTTAACTTATTATATTCGGGAACAACCTGTGTGAAGCTTCCTGCTTTGCTTTCTTTTGTTGATATGAGAGACATAGGCATTTCAATGCCATTAGTACTATTAATGACCACAGAACTAGATTCAACAGGAGCAATGGCCATAAGCGTTGCATTTCTAACACCATGTTGTTTCATCTCCTTACGTAACGTTTCCCAATCAAGTTCGGGAGAAAACTCAGTTAATTCATTTACTCCCTGGGCACGTCTTTCCCACGGGAATACTCCACGTCCATACCAAGTTTTATCAGAGTCTTTACACTTTCCTCTTTCCTTGGCCAGTTCAACTGTGGCTTCGGTGAGGTAAAATGCCTGATGTTCCATCCAGCTCTTAACTTCTCCAAGAGCGTCTTTCTCTCCATACTTTAATCCTCTTTTAGCATGCCAATAGGCTAGATTAGTTACACCAATTCCTAAAGGTTGTATTTCATCATTTGATAGTTTACTTTGAATGCTTAAGAAATCTTGGTAATCAAGTATATTACAGAGACTACGCTGTAATATCCTACAAGCACGGCGCATATCCTCTGGGTTCCTGAAAGCTCCCCAATTGATACTCCCAAGAGTACACAAAGCGATCCTGCCATCAGCATCATCGAGGCGCTTAAAAGGTTTAGTAGGTAAAAGTATTTCACAGCATAAGTTTGACTGATAGATAGTATGATAATCGGTATCAAATGGCCCTTGATTAATTACATTATCAATAAACACCAAATAGATACGACCTGTATCAGTTCGCTCCTTTAATATGCCGCTTTTAAATACTTCTTCGGCACTCATAGTTTTTTTGCGTAAATCTTTACGCTTTTCATATTTTACATATAGTTCTTCAAACAAACTACTGTTTTTGTAAAAAGCTTCATACAAATCTGGCACTTCGTTTGGATCAAAAAATGTTATATTTTCTTTGTTTCGGAATCGTCTCCAGAAGAAACTCGACAACACAACCCCATAATCCATATGACGGACTCGGGTTTCTTCTGTTCCTTGATTGTTTTTAAGTACAATAAGATCATCAAACTGATGATGCCAAATAGGGTAAAATACTGTAGCACTTGCATTACGAATGCCTCCTTGTGAGCAACTACGTAAATCTCCAAACCACTTCTTTAGAAAAGGAATCATACCAGTATGCATGATTTCGCCACCGCGAATTGGGGAGCCCAGTGGGCGTAGTCGACCGATCTCCAATCCGATCCCCGCACGTTTACTGGCATACTTGGCCATCATCTCGCCCGAAGCAAAGATACTGTCGAGATCATCATCACTGCGAATGAGAACGCAGGATGAAAATTGCTTTGTAGGAGTACCCAACCCTGCAAGCACAGGAGTAGCGAGAGTAAACAATCCGTCAGAAGCTGCATTATAATATTCCTTTATGTAGCGCATACGAGCTGAATTAGGCTCTTCTTTATGAAACACTGTTGCCGCAGCGATTACATAACGTACCTGTGGTGTTTCGTAAATTTCTTTAGTAGCGCGATTACGAACTAGATATTTTTCAATTAACTGTTCAATGGCTGCATACGAGTACAATTCGTCTTTTTCGTGATCTATGATCTCGTCCATCTTGTTCCAGTCATCTTCTGAATACCAAGTAAGTAGTTCTGGAGTATACAATCCTACTTCAATATTTCGTTTTACGATTTCATATAGGCGAGGAGGATCATAACTGCCATAAACATCTTTACGCAACATGCTCAATCGTTGCTTTCCAGCTACATGTTGATAATTTACATGTCCTACATCTGGATTTTGTTCAACATCAATTAGATCAACAATCGCTCTAAGTGTAATTTCATCAATTTCTCTAGTAGTAATGCCATCATAAAAATGAGGCTGGCTTTTGATTTCAATCATTGATTGACTAACATCAGCAATACCGCTACAGACTTTAGCTATCTGTGTTTGCCACTTTTCAATTGTCAGTGGCTCTCTGTTTCCATTTCTTTTTATTACAGTTATTTTGTTCATTTTTATTCTTAAGTTAAGGAAGTAATTTGAAAGTATTTATTGCTCATTACAACCTTAAGTGATCTTATTTGTAATAAGGAAAATACCGTCAAATCATTAAGATTAAACGGTATTTTGTTATCTGTTAATTCTTATCTCAATTAAGAATTAAATTATACACGTAGTTTTTATTATAGTCTAGGGCTTTGGTTTAGAAGACTGCGGTGTAGGTGTAATAAAAAGTTCCAGAATCACTAGCTAACGAATTGGTGTAGAAGACTCCAATCGAGCCCGGCACTTGGCCACCGGCACCTGTGTAAAGTGTTCCGGTAGTTGTTCGTAACTTTCCAGTAAATGTTATTGCTGTTGAAGTTGTAGTAGTTCCTGTAATTACACTGTCTGTACCGGCAAACACATAATCGTCAGCAGTTTGAATGCCAACCGGTAAAAGTCCTGGAGAATTAAGTATCGATGTGATATCAGCAGTAATGGTTATCTTACCTGATCTTGTAAAACTATACTGTGTACTTCGGTACATATATTCAATTTCATAAGATATACTGTTAATCGGTGTGCCAAACGCTGTTGTAGGAACTGGCAGAATAAAAGCTAGTCCGTCGTTGGCACTGGCTAGCATAACTAATTTAGTTCCATAAAGCTTGTATGTTCCTCTACCAGTTACTTCAGGAAGGTAAGGAACGTTAACAGCACCACCAGTAGCACTAGATAAAACATCAGTTCTATCTGAAATAATGTTCATTGCTTGGTTAGTAGGGTTGTCAAAATAAATTTGTGGATATACTGGATTAGCTGGTCCGGCGCCATCATTGCCTACATTAGTTAACTTACAATCTACAATGGTATTTCCAGTTCCTTTTGAAACTAGCAAAGCATGACGTTTGATATTAGAAAATTTGAATCCAGAAATAAATGTTTCTCTAGATCCTAGATCTTCTCCAGGTACACCTGCTGCATCTTTTCCTAGAGCGAACCCGTAGATAGCATTTGATATTTGACCGTCAATAAAACTGTTGTTTAGTATATCACGCTTTGAATAAGCACCGTATGTAAATTGATCAACATTTACATTTTTAAATAAATTTCTTTCTGAATAATATGTGCTAAAAGAATTTATTTCTAATCCTCTACTAGATTCATTTAGAGTGTTTGCCCATTCACCTTTAACTAAAATGTTTTCAAATACGCTGTCTCTGACAGCATCTAACACCATGCCTACTTGATCTGCTGTATTTGTGTAAACTGTAAGATCACTTAAATCTATAAAACGAGGTTGATTAGTTGCAGTTGTGTTAATTGATCCGCTGCCTGATAACAAATACGCTGACGGAGCATTATAAGTAGATGTATCATTGACAAACCTTACAGCAGGACCTGCACAGACAAAACTAATATTAGATTGTGTTGAAGTAGCTGGAAGACTCAACGTGACACTTGTTCCCGGAACAATACTAACTATTTTTGTATTAGCTTGAATGCCAGCACCAGTAATAGTGTTACCAACTAGCCCTACAAATGCTGCTGTTGTTGTGAGTACAGTGCTTGTATTAGTAGTCGAACCTGTTATTGTTTTAGGACTATATGAAATAATTGTTTTATTGCGGCCAGCACCTTTAATTGTAGCATAACTAGGAATAAAAATAGTTCCAGTAGTAGGATATATCCCAGCAGTAGCTAATAACGCTATTCGTTTAGCTGCACCAGCAGCAGAATCTAAGCTAGCTTTACCATTACTGTTTAAAAATAGTTGATTGACAGCACGTTGTATCGCAACAGTATAATCATTGTTAGCTATATCAGTTGCCGTAATAAATCCGTTCAATGTAACAATATCATCTAATCTTTCTTGTATGGGTCTAGAAACAGGATTAGATGAACTAGGTCCAGTTATTATTGTAGAATCATTGACCTTATAAATGTACTTTAACTGCTGTAGTAGATTTCCTGTTGCAGACAAGTCGTTTTGTGTAAGGATTTTAGTATTACCTACAGCAGGAGCGCCTTCACTAACACTACCGTTACCAATATACAACTCTTGACTATCAACTGCCCAACCTAGCTCGCCTGAAGCTAGTTGTGGAAATCCTGTTCCAGTATTTGCTTTACCGCGACGATGCTGAATTCGTGAAATTTGCACAACTGCCATAATAATATCCTTTATATAGGATATTTATCAGTTATTTCGGTAGTATTCCTCTACCCTATCCCACCAACGCCGTTCCCAATAATCAAAATCTTTAGGCTCTAAAATAAATTCTTGGTACTTAGGTTCTTCAGTCATAATTAACTGCTCGTTTAATTTAGGACTAACACACATTAAAACAACACCTTTACGTATATTAGTACCGTGTACTTCATTATGTGCTAGAGCATATGCAGTTAATTGTAAGTAGTAATCTTCAATCCACTCTTGTTTTTTAGGTTTGTTAGTTTGTTTATAATCAAGAATACTTTCGTCGCCTAAGTGAATTCCGCACCCATCAGTAGTTCCCGCATATAGACCTGGGAAGTATAAAGGAACTTCTACTCCCCAAACTTCGTTAACATTCTTTAATCCTTCTTGTATTACATGTCTAGCCATTGCGTGACTTTGTTTACTATAAGGATTTGAACCAGGTTCATTTAATGTACCGTTGGTTATATAATCTTCTAGAAACTTGTGCATTCTAGTTCCGCGGCCGGCAGCTTCAGTTACGATAGCTTGCGCTTTGTCTTCGCCTACTCGTTTCTTCCAAGCTAGTAGTGCTTCGATTTTTTCTTTAGGCTTTGTTTTATCAAGTATTGTTGTTACAGAAGGAACTTTAGATCCGTCAGGAGTAGCGTAAAGTCTTTTACCCTCTACGCTTTCTCTGTTGATTGGTGTATAGTTATATTTTTGAGTTAAGAGGGTCATAGGACAAGTATATAGCTACTTGTTCTAAATGTCAATCGAATTTACGGTTTTTACGAGCAGCACGTTTTGCCATTCTAGAGATTTCTTTTTCTCTGTTGGGCCCTTTGGGAAGTTCTTCTCCGTTGCCTGTTTTGATAACTAATCCGTTGCCATCAAATCTATCAACAAACTGCTTTAATAATGGTCCTTCATTAGGATCATCCCAACGAGCTGCGAATCTTTCATAGTCAATGTCAGGAGCATCCATTCCCGCATTAGTTGCATTAATGGCTTTCCATGTCATTGGAGCAGATGTTCCCTGCCTGCGGGCAGAACTTTGTAGAGCCCTTAATGTCATTATTAAGGGATCTAGGCCTTCAATTACTTTTTTTTTGAATTAAGAAGCATCGATAGTCTACGACTGTAGTCGACGCTTTCACGTTTTTCTCTGCCTGGTTCAACAGCTGGAGGACCTTCGCTTGGTAATGCGCCACCCATTTCTGCACCGGCCGCGCTCAATTCGGCTCCTAGGCCACCGGCTTCAGGAGCGCCTGCAGGTGCTCCCATCATAGGTGCTTCGCCGCCCGACACTGTTGCTAGTGCTGTTGACAATCCCTGACGACTAGTTTCTAAGGCTGCGTATATTGCCTCAAGTGCAGGTTTTACTGCATCGGTATAAGTTTGTGCTGTAGCACTGCCCATTGTTTCTCTTATAGAGTCTTGTAATTCTAAAAGCTGTTCTGCTTTCATAGCAGCTACGTCTTCTAGCCAACCTGTAATACGATCGACCATATCTTTAGTTGCCATAATGATTTCAGCTTTATCTTCTTCGCCTTCTGCTAGATATACAATGTGATTAGCTACATCTTCATTCAAGTCATAACGTAATTGTAATTCTGCAGATAATTCTTCTTGGTCGCTTTCGCCTAAGTTAATTCTTTCTAAAGCGCTTTGAACCCATGCGTCTGGAACAGAGTGCTGCTTGGCTTTTCTTGCTAGAATTTCTGGATATAGTTTGCTTTCGTTTTTCATTTTATCATCATGGCCTTCGTCTTCATCATCACACTCACAAGGATCGCAATGACAATCTGGGCATTTGCCTTCTTCTCTTTCCATAATTTCTTGATTGATCACATCAAGAAACATTCGAGTTTTTTGATATTCTTGATTTTCTAGCATAGAGTCAAAGCTCTCATTTACCTCAAATTGACTTATTTTTGTACGTAGTTTATTACGTGCATCTTCAAGTTGAACATCGGTAAATTGTTCTAGGTTAAGTTTGTAACCAAATTGTTGAGCTAGGCCTTCGTTAAGCTTCTGGCTGGTAATTGGTTTTGAAAATTCTCTGATTTGCATGGTTAATTCCTAAGCAGTATTATTTTATATTTATACAAAAGACCAACTAAACATTCTTGATATCTTGTCTTTGTAGTAGTCTCTTAGTGTAGTACTGCGTTCTAGTTTTGTTAGTAAAATAAGGTATCTGTCTATATCTTTAGCTTTTTTAATATTATGCTTAAAAATCATGCTATCGCTGTGATTAGCCCAATACTTTGTGTCTAATTGCTTTACTTCGTTAAATCTAACTATATTTACTTTATCATGTGCCTTAGCTGCCATTAGAGCACAACTTTTTAAAAAAAACTGTCCTATGAATTGTTTTGAATCTTTTTCGTATACTGCCCAATTTTTGTTTTTTATTTCTTTAACAATGTAATTTTTATAAGCTACTGACCCGTTAGGCAAAACAGTTAGTTGAAGTTTGTTGTCAAACTCATTAGCTAATTGTGTTGCTATATCTTTAATTTTCTGTGATTTTGATTTCATTGGCCACTACCGTAGGATCTGTCATTCCTATCTTAGTTACCAAACTTTTGCGGATGAGGCCTTGAACTTTGAATTGATCTTGTTCGCTAAGGCTAGATAACTTAATAGGACTTTTCAATTTTTCTAATAGTGCTACTTCTTCATTAGACATCCATACCTGAAATTTTTCCAAAATATTATACTTTGTACTATTAGGCACTTCTTCTTTTATATCTATAATTTCAGCTACTTTCATCTTAGGCCTGCAATACGTAACATTGCATCTAGTTCTCTAGCATGTGGTTCACCCCTGGCACTTCTTTCAAAATCGTGGTCAACAACATCGTCAATAAAATCGTCAGTAGGGTCCCCGCCAATTGGACCTAAATCGTCTTGTTCTTCATCTGTTTTAATTACAACTTCCTGTCCTGGCTGCGGACCTGTAGCGCCTGGTGCAGCTAATTGAGCTCCAGCAGGTTGAGGAGTTGGATCAAACTGTAAACCGCCTTTTTCATCTGGCGTTAGAGCAGCAGCCATTTCTGGTTTGCTTAGGTCAATATCGTAGGTAATGCCTTTTTCAGGATCTTTAATCTGTGCGCTGATGCCTGGTTTAATCTGTTGAAGCACTGCCTCGTCAACACCGGCTTCTTTATTAGGTTCAACGGCTTTTCTTGGTTCTGGACCAGTTTTAGGTTTACGAGCGTAAATCTTTGCTCGCATACCTTTCTTATGTTCACCTACAATTTGATTGACTTTCATGGTTGTTCCTTTAGGCTTAATTCAGCACTTTGCAATTTGTTAATATGCTTTCTTAAACGATCTATCTGTCCTCTAGCTCTTAATAGTTTAAAAGCTAAATTTTCTACACTAGACTCGCCGCCGCTTTCTAAGCCTGCTTGTCTTAATCTACGTAAACTAGTCATAGTATCCTTAGCAGTATTTAAGTCATTTGACTGTAAGGCCAAGTTAACCTTATGAGCATAGCTACGAGCTTTGTTTTTAATTTCTTTTGGATTAGGATAGTCTAAATGTCTAGGCTCATTGATCCACTTGTCTTGTAATACACTGTAGATACCAGAACTTACATGTTTTTGTTTAGAATCTTGTACGTATAACTCAACATTTATACCACGAATGTTAATATCATAAGTGAAATTATATTGATTCTTTTTAGCATCATAAAGTTCTGCTTGTTCCTCGTCTTCTACATCAGCAATTAGATGTAGATCTATGTCGCTGCTGTCATTGTAATTGTAACCAGCATTACTACCGCTCAATGTTATGTCTCTTAAATTAAGCTCTTTGACTTTAAGAAACTCCGCAAAATTTTTAGCTATTTTTAATAACTGTAGTCTAATTTCAGGTATTAATTTATGATTTTGCCACAGTGCAGGATTTAACTCTTTACTGACAGTAATAGGCTCTGGTGCTTCTGTGAAATCTTTTATAAACATACATTGGCCTTACAAACCTAAAAACTTTAACAGTTTAGCAACGTCCATCTTATCAAACCAACCTGCGCCTGCTGCAAATGCTAACAGTATTAGTGCATACATGGTAAATTGTTTTTTAGCCTGTTCTAACTGATTAATTTTTCCTGCTAGCTCGTTATGTTGTGCAGTCTGTTCGTGATGAATTCTTTCTGATTGTTCGTAGAACTTATCTCTGTTAGTTCTATATTCAACTAACATGTCATTTAATTTTTCCGTAACTTCATCTCTAGTACGATCTAAGCAGTCATGCATTTCTTTGACGTCGTCTTTTAGATCACCTAACTTACTGTCAATGTTGTCAACTTTTGTTTCTAAGACACTGACACGTTCGGGCAAAGTTGCCATTTGAGGTAATGCGTCAGATCGTACTGCTGTTCTCGCCATCGTGGCGTTCTCCTTAAATTAAGTCAGGGTCCTTGTTTGGACATGTGCCTAATGTGAGATGCCTATGATTTTGAGCCTTTGCTTTATTTATTTGACTTTTGGTAGAAAACAATGTTTCTACTAGGACCTCTAGTAACAAACACATCATAGTTTTGTGTCATAGATTCGTCTAGGCCACTGATATATGGAACTAATTCAAAGTCGTCGAGTAAGTACCCTACAGGATTGTTTTCGAATTCAAAAAGATTTTCTCGTTCTGTTTCAAAGTCAAAGCGCCATACATTAACCAGTTGATCTACTTCTAAACCTACTTTTTTACCACCTACAGTTATAGCAATTGGTTTTTCATTAAAGTATATGTTTGCTCTAATACCTAGTGTTTGTAAAACTGTTTGGAAGTTTTGTTCTTTCCATCTTAGGTGTTCTTTGCCTGGCTCTGTTCTGTATTGGCCAGTATTAGTAATATCAACAGTAGTGTACAGTTTATAACGCATTGCATATTTAACAGCCGTAAAAAAGCCTCGGATTGAATCCGAGGCTTAGTTTCCCATCCCGAGTGGAAATTAAGAAATGCTAGCTGCTGCTACTGTGAATGTGTCAGCTCCAGAAACGTTATCGTTTAGAGCTGCTTCTAATACACCGTAACCACCGCTTTGTACATTGCTGTTTGCATCAGCGCTGTTGATTGTGTCAGCTGCAACTAAGAAAGCAATAACTGTATCGCTAACACGTTGTACGTAGAACACCTCAGCAACTACTTGTAGAGCACGAATTGCCATTGCATAATCGCTACCTGCATCTGCTGCTGTAGCTGTTGCGAATGGTGTGCCGCCGCTGGCTGTAGCTTTTAACAATACTAATTCACGTGTGCCAAACTGGCTGTATGGTGTAGCTGCTGCTACTGATGTACCTGGGTGATAAATTACAGCACGGTTATAATTTGCTGCAACTGTGGTTCCGACTAAACTTGGCATAATATTTCTCCTCTATATGCTTTAAGCCACTACTCTGTGGCCTTTGTATAATTATTTAGTCAAACAGCAAAAAAACGGGCTTATATAGCTATTTTTGATCGAATAGATTTAAACCAATCAGCTGTGCCTTCTTTGACATTACGCTCTGGGTATTTTTTAGCCATATCGTCACGGAACTGTGCTAGTCTAGGGCTGTTAATACCGCCAACGGCAGCAATCATACTTTCTACATTACCTAGCATTTCTGCTGTTGCACCTTTGCCTAACACAATTTCTGCTACTTTATCGATATCGCGAGTAATAACTTCGCCTGTAGCACGATTTTGTAAAGCACCCCCAAAGCCGTTATATTGATAGGTTCTAGGCGGAGCACCTGGAATTGTATTAACTAGACTGCTCATAGCATACTGCTGATCTTGTCCAGTATAAGGAGTGTCCTTAATTGAATAATCATGCTCGTGATGTTTGCCAATATCATGAGCATATTGCATGGTCATTAGGTCGACTTGGAAGTAAGTAGGTAATCCCTCAACTTCTCCACCTGTAGGAAAACCTATGTGTACATTTTTACCTATTTGAATAGTAGGAAAAGTCTGAGACATGTGTGCTGCTAGAGCTTTTCTTACAGCACCATCATCGGCTTTTTCATCTAAATTAAGAGCATCTTTGAGATTGTCTGTGTCTAAAAAAACGTCAACATCACCACTGTCAATTTTAGTAGTGCCTTTTTTAGCATAACGGTGTTCAGGATCAAAGGAACCGGCACCGCCTGCACGCCAAAAACCAGGATCGCCAAGTTCTGCCAACATTGGCTGTAATTGTTTTTTAATTTCTAAGTACTGTTTAGGACTTAATCTAACTAATACACCTTTAGTAGGATTGTTAGCCAGTACATCTATACCTAGTTTTTTAAGTGCTGATCCGCTCATTCTTTATTCTCTTGTATTCGTTTGATACCTCTTTTAAATTTATCAATATCGCCGCTTTTAATGCTATTGATAAATCTACGCTCTAATTCTGCTGCTGTTTCGATGTCATATTGTTCTTTGATAGTTTCTAACAAATTGATAGCACTTTGAATTATATTAGAGGCGCGACTCTCTATGACCAAATCGGGATTACGATTAATCCCAAGGTCGTTTAGTTCTTGCAAAATACTTCTAGTACTTTTACGCATTTGGTCATTTTCCATAATTATTTAGCGCATTGTAAAACATAACAAACAATAAATCAAGTGATTGTGTTTTGTGCAATGCAATAGTGTCTAGACTAAATACTCAGTAGAAACCATTACACACATACAAGGAAATAAAAATGATTGATTTCAACCAAATGGTCGTAGCCCTACGACAACTGTTCAAAATTAGAACATACTCATCTGATTTAGAACAATATGTAGAATCACGTCGCCCACAAAGCGCTGCTGATATCGAAAGATACACAAGAGAGTATCATCAAAAAATCTCACAAGGAGGATGGATATGAAAAAGTTTTTTGATTGCCTAACCGAGTTCTTCAGTTCTATGGCAAGAGCTAGAGCTGCATCTAGTCTTGCAAGAATGCACAAGTACGAAGAGGCTAGAAATGTTATGTTAGATAAGTCATAATAGTTGCTTTCTAACTAAAAAAGATATATAATACACATATACACACAGGAGAAGTATTATGTTTACACCTAGTTTTTTTATTGATACCGTACAAGATTCTAAACGTATGGTAACCAACTACATTTTTAAAGACCCTACGCTGAATAAAGCTGCTAATGATTATATCACAGCCCAAACAGCATTTGCTAAAATGCTAGTGAATAACACTATTGATCTTAGCAAATACAGCGTAGATTCTATCAGTAAAGTTTTATTTCCGCAGGGTGCGGAGGTAACTAAAGCAGCTAGGGCTAAGGCTGCTAACAAGCCCGCAGACACAAACACACAAGGAGAATAACATGTCTGATTTTAATACACCAAAACTACCAGAAGTTAAATTTAACAAGAACGGATATGAAATCCGTACTGATATCCTAGCTATGGCCAAGGATCTTGTTACACACGATTTTCAAATTAAATTCCAAGGTTGGGAAATGACTGCTCAACGTGATGAGAAGACTGGACAAATTGTCACACAAGTAGGTATGCCTCAGTTTCCTGGACTAGATAAAGTTCTTGAAACAGCTGAAAAAATGTACGGTTTTGTTAATAGTGGAATTAAAAAGTAATTATTAATCGGCTAAATGCCATTATTCACGCATAGCGATATGTAATATAAACGGGCTCTTAGAGCCCGTTTTCTTTATAATATTGATTCTAAATCAAACAGCTTAGGATGCAGTTTGCCCCAGTTACGCATTATAACCGCAGCTTCGGCATTAGCTTCATTTTCTTGTGGACTACCAGTAGCACCAGCATCGGGACTATCTAATTGATTATCTAAGTCTTGTTTGAAATGTACTAGTTCGTGTGCTAGTGTTCTACAAACGTCCATTATATGCCTGTTGACGACTGTTATAGTAATGTGCTGATCTCCATATCCACCAAAACTATGATGTTCAACGCTTCTAGAAGTGTCAAATTTAAAATCAAACTTTGGTAACTGCTTGAGTTCTAAGTGATCTGCGGCAAACCGTATAAATTCAAGAAGAATATTAAACGTATCCTTCTTGCTTATTCCTTCCATTAATAATTCAGTAACTTTCATAATAGTACTTATCTTAATCTTCACTCCATACTAGAGCACAGGACACTCTGCTTATCCCGGCGGTACTTTGTATTGCCGCGCTGACAAAACTACCTGGCGGCACAGTGATACGATAAGCACTGAGGTCTACGTTGATCGTACCGTTGATACCAACCAATGCTTCATAAACAGGGGTATCAATAGTAAGGTCGAATGTTCCAGTGGCTTCACTACGAAGTTCGTTACAACGAGGTATGTTTTGATATAACTGTGTTGATGAAAAACTGCTGGGTTCGAAGAACAAGTATATTCTCGAAGGATCGTTGCCTTGGATACTGACGCTTAGACTTTTGATAATCGCTTCTTTAGTATTCAACACATAGTTGCCATTGTTAGCACCTGCCAAACCATTAGTGATCACAGAGTTTCTGATAGTTAATAAGTGATGTAATTGATTCTGTGCTAGGTTACTCTTTGAATTTCCGTAGGCACGAGTCAGTTCGTTCTGGAATATAGTGCCTTCCACAGCGCCATACATACTACCACCAGTGACCGTTACATTGGTAGTGCCTGTGGTATTATAGGCCGCATAGGTAATCTTGAAACTGGGATTCAACGTGTGTACAGTGGTGTGTTGGTTGACATAGTGTTCTCTATGAACATAGACCAGCGCACCGCTGGCTTGATCCTCTAGAGCATAACTGATGACACCTGCTCCTAGCCAACGCATAGCTATCTGGTAGACATTTAGCTTGGTATGATCTAAAGTCATACCGCTGGGATTTAGTTCGTTACCGCTACCGTCCATACGATCGACGTTCCAATCTTCCTGATAGGTCCAGTAGTTTGACTGTGCTATGCCTACCTGTTTGGTCTCAAATGTTGCCTGTGCGTTACCTGTGCTGGTGAAACTGAATGTTCCGTTAAGTGGTCCCAGTGTAGGGCTTAGCCATAGACTAGCACCGTCTGTTTGTTCTGCTGTCCATCCTCCATATCCACCTACACGATTGACTATGTCCTGCATGGCTACGTCTGCTGAAGTATTGCCCAGTGTAACTGTGTAAGGTACACCGTTTAAGGTAATGGTAGCAGTCTGCGTGGCATTAGGGGCCACGGTTATTGTCAATAAGGTGATGTGTGCTTTACCACCTGTTGAACGATTGACACCAAATCGATCACCATTCCAACCAAATACCACACGGTTCTCTTGATTAGTTAGTCCTGCGAACTGTAGACTATTGGCCACACCCTGTGTAAAGGCTGCGGTGAATCTACAGACAATGCCCTGCCCTGGACGATAACGCATGAATCGTTTTGAACGCAGTACACCATACCCGCCTTGGCTAGTTCCTGATTGTACACGAAACAGTTGTGTGTCTGAACCGGCCGTAGCTCCTGTGCCACTGGTGTAAGTTTGGATGACATCTGTAGTCGTACCGTAGATGGCATCTAACTGTATGACTGCTGTGGGGCTTATGGCCAAGGGTTCGCCAAAGGCTGTTACCTGTCCTGCGATGCTAGGACCTGACAGTTTAGCTGCTACTCGAATCTGAGGTTTTCCACCAAGGTCATACTCCATGGCCTTGTGAAGATTTAAGAGATTAGGTTCATCTCTGTGTTCGTAGTCTGTTGAGTTTTGATGTCTAACGGCCATAATATTTTAAGGTTGTGGGTCCCAAGGTCTTCCAGTTTGTAATCCACCTACATTGGCGTTATCTGAAAGAGCATTACCAACATATACTGTAGGCAGTTCCGTTAAATCTAATTTGTTGTTTACTCTATAATAAGGTTTAGTGTTATCTAAACTACCTGTTATGGTTCCATCACGGGCAACAGTTTTACCTTGACGTTTTGCTTCTGCTATTGCTAACTTAGCTTCTTGTTTAGCCTGCTTAGTTGCTAATGTACTAATTCCGTTTGCTGACATTATTGTACTCCGTGTTGGTGAGCTGGAAATAAACTAGGGTGCTCGCCTCTTAAATCACTAGGATTCTTAGGACCATTCATTCCACCGCCTGCATTTATAGTTACGGCATCAATATCTGCATACTTTTCATTAGGTGCGTTTCCTATAGGCCCGCATGGTTTATCTGCTAGATCTACAATTTGTTTAAATCTATTGATATCACCTGTATTAGTAAAAGGGCTAGCATCTGTTGGTGGTTCAACAACTGCCATAGGATGGGCTACAATAACTTCAATATCTTTTTGTATTGGGTGTTGGCTTTGCATTTGATCTACAATATCAATCATATGCCTGATGATTTCTTGGACTCTCATAATAATTTCCCTAGTTCAATATTTATCGTTAAATATCTTTATGATTGATAAACGTCCTTTTGAAAAGCTCATAGCTGAATTTAAAGAAAACGGCAAATATCGTGTGTTTAACGATATTGTTCGCGAAGCTGGTAAATTTCCTAGAGCTATTTGGTATGGTCCTTATAGTATTAAAACTATAGTTAATTGGTGTTCAAACGATTATCTAGGTATGGGACAAAATAAGATAGTGTTAGATGCTATGCGTACTGCATTAGACCACACAGGTAGTGGATCAGGCGGAACAAGAAACATAGGCGGCACTAGTCACTATCATGTAGCATTAGAACACGAACTTGCTACATTACATGGTAAAGAACGAGCGCTATTATTCAGTTCTGCTTATGTAGCTAATGAATGGACACTAATTGCTCTAGCTAAGATAATTCCAAATATTGAATTTATTAGCGATAGTAATAATCATAATAGTATCATCGTGGGCATCCAGCATAGCAAAGCCAAAAAAGTTGTCTTTAAACATAACGACTTAGATGATCTAGAACAAAAACTTAAAATTAGTTTTGCACAAGAACATACCCCCTGTATTGTGTTTGAAAGTGTATATTCTATGGACGGTGATGTAAGTCCTATTGCAGAAATATGTAGATTGGCTAAAAAGTATAAAGCTATAACCTATATTGACGAAGTACATGCTGTTGGACTTTATGGTCAGCGTGGCGGGGGCGTGGTAGAAGAACTTGGACTTTCAGACAGCATCGATATAATCAATGGAACGCTTGGGAAAGCCTTCGGAGTTCAAGGTGGCTATATAGCAGCTGACTCAGTAGTAATAGATGCTATACGATCAGTAGCAGCAGGATTTATATTTACAACAAGTATGAGTCCTGTTGCTTGTGCGGGTGCTATGGCTGCGGTTAAGTATTTGAAAGAACACAACGAGCTTAGGCAGCTTCATCAACAGCGAGCAGCCAAACTTAAATTAGAATTAACTAACGCTGGTATACCTGTTATGGAGTGTGCAACTACACACATTGTACCTGTACTAGTGGGAGAAGCTAAACGTTGTAAAGCAATGAGTGATTATCTTTTAAGTGAGCACAATATATATGTTCAACCGATTAATTATCCTACTGTTGCCGTTGGTACTGAGCGGCTGCGCTTTGCTCCTACTCCATTCCATGACGACGGGATGATAGAGGACTTGGTCGCAGCCTTAAAGGATGCATTTAGCAAATGTTAAACAAATCTTAAAATTTGAGTAACACCAAATACTAGCATCTGTCTTGCTTCTGCATTAGTAGCTTCTTCATTTAACTTGTCAGTATTAATTAAATCTTCAAGTAATGCACGAGCTTCGTCTTTGCTAATTTGCCCTGCTTGGAGAGCTTCTCCAATTTGTAATGCCATTTGGGCACGTTGTTCTGCCCAAGGTAATCCACATCCAGATAAATGTAATAGTTCGTTTTGCATTTAGAACAATCTCCCTTGAACAGTATGTGATATCATATCAGACTGTTGTATAATAATTTTCTTTTTAAGTTCGCAGTATGTTGGGCTAACTGGACCTTTACTGGATCTATCAACTAGTTCTTTAACTGTGTCTCGCATTTTTTCTGCAGGAACAATTACGTCTCTAGTCGGTTTGTTTTTACTGTAAATTTCAAACCATTCTATATGAGAAGCTAGAACCTTAGACTGTGCTGCAACATCACCTTTACAATCAAAGTTTCTTGTAGTCTGTTGAATAGTTGTAATTGAATGACTTTGATTGCTGTCCCACTTAACTGGTATCCAATCTTTAATTGATGCACATCCTGTTAAACTTAAAAATGCTACTACTAATAGAAGTTTTTTCATACCTTATATCCTTATTCGTAAGTTACATTATTACTATCACCTAACGCCCATTTAGGGTTTGTTTCTACTACATACTTCTTAGTGCATACTTTAAAATCGGGAAACAGCATTTCTTTTGGATTACTTGCTGCATCTAAAAATATACATCTGTTGTTAGGTTGAGCTGCATATTGACCATTATCTAACTCAAGAAAGTTAAAACTTTTATGGTCTTCAGGCCATTCGCTGTAACTAGTATCAATAATATTAAGATTGGGACTGGCATTATCTACAGTAAACATATAGTTACCTTGATACAGTTGTTTATCTTTAGCATAAAACTTGCAGCTAAGATTACGCAAAAAAGCTTTTTGAATAATTGCTATGTCGTAACTAAAACAATCCCAAATTTGTAGTGTATCGAGTGATAGGAACTTGTCTGGCTCTAAGTCAGTGTTCCTACTCACATAAGCATGTAAAGGCAACTTGTCATATAACGCACCGTATCTAGGAAGATAAGCTTCTATACGAAACGCTTGGCTACGTAGACTTTTGATGCTGACCCATATACACGGTTCATATTCTCCATGACCTTGTTCAAAATCATACAAAAACTCTTTGCGTACAAAGCAATGCACTGGCGGTAGGTTAGCTACCAAAAAACTCATTTCTTTTTGGCCTTTCCAGCTTTCATGTTAGCCATCCAATGTGCTAACTGTCCTTTACGGCCGCCTTGCTTGGCTACTTTTCTAAGTGTACTTACCGATGCTTTAGTAGGTACACCATGCCGTTTACTGTCGCCTTTGTCCTGAGGATTGCGACCATCAGCAAAGTTTTCATCTACATTAAAAGTTGGGTCAACTTTTTGACGTTTTATACTCTTAGGCTGATTAGGATCAACTGGATCAATATCAGTAGTTGTAAGGCCTAACTTTTGTAAATTTTTAATATACTTGTGTTCTGTATCTTCATCACCAAAACTAACAATAGTGCTTGGAGGCCCTTTACCAAAGTCTGAAGATTTTGCACGATCTAAATTAGGAATATTTTTGCCTAATTTATACCAATCATAAACATCACTTACATCAACTCTTACTGTACCTTTAGGCATTGTTGGTTTTGTTTCAGGCCCCGAAGGAACATCATTAGGGTGATAGTCTTCATTTTTTTTACGACCTTGGCAGTGAGCACGTTGGCTAAAGCCTTTGGGGCTGGCACAGTTGATTGATCGTTTGTACTTTTCACTCCAGCCTTCTGTTGAAATTTTATTTGATGTTTGATTATGTTCTTTATTCCACAATCTATCTGTAATACCTTTAGCTACACTATAGTCCCCTCTAGTAGGATTACTATAATCACCAGATTTTACATGAACTAATTCGCCCTTGCGATAAAACTCTATACCGGTCGATGTAAATTTAACATAAAATTTATTCGAAACAAATTCTTTAGAAGGTGCTGGATCTGTTCTTTTGTCACCAATTCCTTCTGCTGCGCCGCCGTCGCCTGCTGCGCCGCCGTCTCCACTATAACCAGTATTGTATCCGTATAATCCAAACGGTCCTGGACCGTAAATCGCACGTTTAACTTTCTTAGTCTTACGTTTGCGGCCTTCATCTACTTTAGGTTTTTTATCTTTAATCCAATCATCAGGAATTTTGCCGTGTTTATCTACAAATAAATCGTGTAGTTTTTTAGGCGTAATGTTGTGTCTTTTAGCTATAGTAGTCATCATATGGTCTATAGCATCATAACTGTAAGGGTGTTTAAGATCCTTTTCAAGATCTTTTACAGCATCTTCACTGATGATTTCTGTGATTTTCATTTTTAGTTACACCAGCTTTGTTTAGCTTCGCCGAAATATTCTCTAGCAAATCCATTACGGATTAATTCTGCACGTAGGCTAACGCCGTTTAAAATGATATCACCAAGTACACGACCACCGAATTTATCCCATCCATATAAGGTAACTTGGTGTTTCTGTGTAGTTGCAACCGCATTCTTAGTAAAGGCGGTGGCAGCTTGTCCTCGCTGATCCTCAGAAGGGCATTGCGCTCTAAATCCTTTTTCTGGAGTGTCGACTCCGTAGATTCTAACCGAAAGTTCTGGCTTAAGGGGTGCTGGTAAAAACGGTGCTGCTATAACTACTGTATCACCGTCGTTTACACGGATGATCTTAGCGTCATAGGTTACCCCCTGTGGTGTTTTTTGTGCTAATACTAGTGTAGGAACTGCTAATAATAAAAACAATAACTTTTTCATTCTGTAAAAACTCCATTTAGAGTATTTACCTTAAAAGCTATTGTTAAACCATCCAATTTTACGACCTTCTGCAATTCGGCTATCGTGCTCTTCGACACTACCTGGATAGCGCCATGCCCAGATAGCAACTAACAACATAAAGACTGCTGTGCTAACAATGCCGATAGGCTTAACACCAGTGAAATACATTATGACTAAACTAGAAGTCATCATGACCAACATAAAGTATTTCATCTTAGTAGGGAAAACACGCTTCTGTCCCCAGTTAGTTAGGAACGGCCCAAACAGTTTGTGATTGTAAAGCCAGGCATGCATCTTAGGCGAGCCTTTGGCAAAACAATATGCAGCAAAAACCACAAAAGGACTGTAGGGGATGCCAGGCGTGACAACCCCTACATAAGCCATACCAAGGCTACAAAACCCTAGTATTTTCCATAACCACTGTTTTAATGTATGAATTCCAACCATTCTTTAAACCTTAATTGAAAGCCTTCTTTCTTCTTTTTATTTACTAAATCGAAGTAGCTTGGCTTATAAGGTTTGATTTTAGGAATGATCTTTTTATTAGCACCTTTGTTTGCATTACAAGGACCGCAAGAAGTTACTGTATTTTCGAACGTAGTTTTGCCACCGTGGCTAGTAGGCAAAACGTGATCAAGTGTACAGTGCTTTCTTTCAAGCCTAGTGTTGCAATACTGACAGTGATAACCGTCTCGTAGGAAAACATTACCTCTTGAGAATCTAACAGTAGTTTTAGGCTTCATGTAATCTTTCAACATGATAACACTAGGAACTGGTGTTTCCCATCGGGCACTGCGTACAATCCAATTTTCGTGCCAAAGCAATACATCGGCCTTTTCAGAGACCATGTAGCTTATGGCTTTTTGCCAATTAATTGTGCTTAACGGTAATACACTTACAGGCATACCGTCCGCATTTAGGACTAATGTATCTGCCATTTCTAAACCTCTTAATTGTATTACAGACCCGTTGTTGAGAAGTATTAATTATACACTCAAATATACTTATGCCAAAATATTTTGAGCGAACTCCAAACCGCTTCGATCTAGTGCTGAATGCCACTGATCTTTATTATCGTTGCCAAAAACTAAATCTATATCGCTTTTGGCTAAACACCAACTTGTGGATTCTTGCCATGGAGGTATTCCCTTTATTTCACCTAACAATTGTCCTGGGCTCCAACCACATATACCTAATAGTACTCTAAAATACTCTGGACGGTCGCCCATAGCTAATCTAGTCAAAACAGTTTCATCGCTGCTAACACTAATGTCATCATTAATTCTAAGAGTATTTTTACTAGACCATTCGCTAGTGTGGAGCACACTAAGATTTTTAACGTTTACAGGACCGCCTACATAGACAAATCCTGGCATGTCTAGGTTAAAACCTATTTGTTTTCCAAATTCAGGTAAACTTAATTGACTGCGCTTGTTGAGCACAAGTCCGACACTACCTTGATTGCTGTGCTCGGTTACGAGTATTACAGTTTTATACCAGAAATTGCCTTTAAGGGCAGGGGGTGCTATTAATAAACTACCAGTTAAATCCATATGGATATTTATTATGCATACTGAGAAGCGTGTTTAGCTCTGGTATTTGCGGCTACAACCATATTAGCTGGTCTTTCAAAATTAATTGTAAACCATCTAGTGGCTTCTTCAGGTGTCCTAAATGACATATTAGAATATCTTTGTCCTGCTGGCTCGCTTAGTGCAAAGTCAATCTGTCCCTTCCAGTTAGTTCTCCAATCAGGCACACGTTGTTCTAAGTTATTTGCGCGGCTTGCATGATGTTGAAACAGACCGATGCTTCGTCCTTTGCCATTGTCATTTGGATTGTATGCTGCTGAATTAAAGGATGATTCAGCACGTATATTTGCTAACATACCGGCAGCATGATTTTTACTTAGGCCTTTAGATAAAATATATGATTTAATATCTTCTGGCGATACTGTATTCCTTGTTACTCGAGATGTATTTGCGGCAGGAGTTCTTGCCTGTCCACTATCCGAAGATTGCCCTGCTCGTCTAGCATCAACTGCTCTTTGCATTAATCCGGCACCTGTGTCAGATCGTGTGCTATTATTAGCGGCACCAATTCCTAATGCGCCTAATCCAGCCGCCGGTAACACTGGCGTCTTTCCACCGCTGAGCCAATTTTTTACCATACCTTGTAACAAATCACTTAATTCAAACTCTTTTTGTGCTGTATTACCTTGTGTAGCATTTTGTTGTGCTGGTTTATTATCTTGTTGTGCTGACTTATTATCTTGTTGTGCTGGTCTATTGTTCTGCCTTGTTGACGACCCAGCCATACTCCTAACTTGATTAGCTACTTCTTTATAAGTTGAAGATCCGGCGTGGATACCGTCATACAAAGGTTTTCCATTAATATCAATTATAGGAACACTTATTGCACTTTTAATTGCGTTTCTAACTTCTTCTTGATAGTCGCCGCCGTACCATTCAGCACCGCTACCTTTTGGGCCGCGACCTGGGCCATTAGGAAACAACATAAAAATAACATTAGCTCCTTGAGCCTGCACTTTGCTAACTACGTTGGCTACATTAGCTGCAATAATTTTAGGATCTTTTGGGGGTTTCTTATTTTTAAATGCACTTAACATAGCGTTAGCTGTATCATTGGCTCCCTGGCTAACTAACACTGTAGCACCTTTAGGTATTTTGTCGATGTTGGCTAACATTCCGGTGTCGGTACTAGATTTACCGCCAATTGCTAAATTAGTCCAATCTCTTCCCCCCATTTTAGCAACCATCACTGCGTGACTGTCACCTATGGTATAAAATTTTGTACTTTCTTCTAAAAGAACCCTAAATTCTGTAAGTCGCATATTAGCTCCAATCAGGCAAAGGACCACCGTATTTGTGTCCTTTGATTTTATGTCCGCCTACTTTAATACGACTTTTAGGACTCTTACCTAATTTGTGACTTTTGTTTCCATCACGAGAACGTAGTCCTTGACTCTTGCAACTAGCTAACTGGCTTGCTCCCAGTTCATCATCAGGTTTACTGCTAGTGCATAGTTTTCTACTGGCTTTGCCTTCTTCACTAAGGGCTAGCAGTTGTGCTTCTAGGTCAGCTAACTGTTCTTCCATTTTAACACAATTGTCTACAGTTCGGCCGCCTTTCTTTTTAGTGCCCATGCGCTTGTAACCGTCCCAACAGACTTTACCGTCTACACCTTTTTGTTTGCCTTCCTCTACACCTTGCTTAGCCAGCAGTTTCTTACCAGGTTCCGCTAACTTGTCTTTGGCCATTTGTTGTTTTTGCTTTTCGGCTGCTGCTCTGTATTCAGCACTGTTTATATCTCTGTAAGGAGTCTTTTGTTTTTCTTTAGGGCCTGAACCTTCCGCCACACTTTCTTTAGGCACACAGTTAGGCACAGTTTTTCCGTTTTTCTTTTTTGTACCTACAGGTTTATATCCCTTCCAGCAGGGATTGTCTTTAGGATCTTTCAACCCTTCATCTATGTCTCGTTTATTAGCCATTTCTAAACCACGCTTGCGTCTGTCTAACATTCGTTTAGCTATGTCTTTATACTCACCCTTTTTGGCATGTGGTTCTAGTTCTTTAACTTGTTTTTCTGCTTTTTCTTTATAAGATTTAATAGTTTCGTCACTGAGTTCATCTAGCTTATATCTCGGAACAGGCTCATGACCTCTGTCAGGTCTTGTTCCTATTCTTGGTTCTCTTTTAGGGCTAGTTCCTAGTGCTACTTCTTGAAGAGCCTGTTCTAACTGCTGAATATCTTCTTCACAGTTCCAACGGCGTCGTGCTTTACAAATAGCTTTGTCAGGAGTTTTTGCACAACTAATGTTGTGCATATTCATTTGCCCTTTAGATCTAGAACAATAGCTCGATCTACGTTTAGCAGCTTTACCACCTTTTTTTAACTTGCTAGGCTTGGTAGTTACAGCGGTTTTTAGTTTTGAGCCAGGATTTTCTCTGCGATAGGCATTTACTGCCTTTTGACTCATACCGTCTGTTTTATCTTTTTTGTTAACTTTTTGCCAGTCTTCTGTAATAAATTGTTTTGCTCTCATGGTTTCAGCCCAATATTGTACTGTATTTATTACAGTTATTGGGTTAGAAACTCAAATACATTTAACCACTGGCGTTTGCCTATTGTAGCTTTTAAGTTGGTAAGATCAGCTTTAGTTGCATGCCTAAAGCGGGATAATTCTTCTTGAGGAACTGGTACAAACTCTAAAGGGACACCTTCTTGCTCTGCTATTTCTTCTGCAATATCTAAGAAACTATGTGCAAGTCCGCTACCAACATTCCAAATTCCAGACCCATTAACTTGTTTAATGAAGTCAATGTGTAAACGGCATACATCACCGACCCAAGTCCAATCACGACGAACGTGCTCTGCATTCTCCCATACTGTTATTTTCCCTTCTTTACGAGCCTGTTGACGCCATTTCCAAATAGCATTTGCTCTTGATCCACGCAGGTGCATCCACTTTCCGTAGACATTAAAGTATCTGAATCCTTGCACCATTACGTGCTGTTCTTGTTGAAAGACCCAACGATCAAATAGATACTTTGACCAAGCATAGGGTGTTTGTGGATGGCATGGTGCATGTTCACTAAAGTCTTTTGTATCTCCGTAAACTGAGCTAGAACTAGCGTATTGGAAATGTACGCCGTGTTTATTACAGTCTTTGAACAATAGTTGACTAAATTCGTAGTTTTGTTTCATCACTAGGTCAACATCGGTTTCTCGCATGTCAGCAATAGCACCAAGATGTATGACCCAATCATAGATTGCTATATTGGGGAAATCGTTGGGATCCCATTCCCAACCATCAACTGTCCATCCTTCTTCTTGATGTAGCCAGGATGTCATATTTCGGCCAATAAATCCTTCATGGCCGGTTACTAGGATTTTCATAGAATTATTTAATCTACAAGACTTACACCGTAACTCTTTGCGGTAATAAGCAATGCTTCTTTTAAAGTTTGATCGTCAAAGTTTTGCCTAATAATGTTAGCTACTTTAGGTCTAATAATACAGTTATCAAATGTCCAAGTACCACCGTAGCTCTTAGGCAAAATATGATCTGCATTTACAGTATGGAAATAGTCGTACTCATAAACTACTTCAGGATCTAAATCCCTAAATTGACTAGTAATCTTGTTAGCACCTCGTCCGTAGTCTAGTAAGTGTCCTTCAAACTCTAATGGCATTTTTAATACCCACTGATCAACAGTGCCGCCGTCCCATTTTTTCATTATAGAGTAGGCATAGTCGTATCTTAGGTCATTAGTTTCGGCAACTTTTCTATAACTAGCTGCACACCAATAGGTCTTGCGATCAAAAACAGCGCCAGTCTGTAACTGACGCTGTTTGATAAGACTATTGATAAGTTCTGTATGTTTAAGCATTTTTAACAACAGGAATTGTCAAAGGGAATACCATCTTAGTTTCAACAGTTGTAGGCTGAACTAACTTCTTGGCATACTCTTTAGCTAAACGTTGTGACAAAACAGAATAGAATCCGGATGCAATCCACATATGTTTAGCAATTCGGGTTGAATCAACAGAATAATACTTAACATTCTTTTCTTTGTCTTCTTTGGTCTTATAGGGAAACTGCTCTTGCATTTCGTCTTGAATCTGACGCCATGCTGGTGTTGAACCTTTACCGCTAGTCTTGTTAGGCCATTGCTCACGCAAAGAATTCATTAGTTTTACTTGGAACAAGTCTTTGTCAAACCCTTTTTCGAAAATCCATTCTTTGTTATAAAGAATAGTTTCAAGAAGACCAATTAGGTCAGCAGTTTCTAAACGCTTCAAAGGCCAAATGTATTCGTACCAATCAAGTGCTAGACTTAAAATTTCATCAGTATAGTCTGCTGTTTCAAAAATAGCTTTCAGCTGGCTGATGTTAGAACAGGAACCTTTAAGGTTCTTTTCTTCTTTGTTTTCGTCGTTGACTAATCTAAAGTTTCTCTTTAGGCTTAGTTCATTAAAGATTTTAAAATTAATAAACTCGTCATCACTTTTGCTAAGATTCATTTGTTTACAAACTTCAGCATAACTGATTTCAGTAATATCAATTTTCTTTTTAATACAATAATCTTCAAGACTCTTCTTAATAACCAGGGCGTCACTAAGAGTAAGTTCAACTTCTGTTGCACGAAGTTTACCTTGGTTCTCGCGTTTGAACATACGAAGATCATCAATATCATCAGTACTAGGAAGAACTTCGTAGGCAAATTCAGTACGTCCTACAATGCTACCAGCAATGCTTCGTTGTTGCCCCTCGTTAACAAAAATACGATCGTTTGTAGGATCGCGGCGAGCGTTGCCGCAGGTAAGGCCATCTGGGTTCCACCGACGTAACATTTGCAGAATGTGACGCGGTTTAGGATTACGTTGGCCGCCTTGACCATCTTCACCGTAATTGAGCCAAACATCACGAACAGACCATTTTTGAACTCCCTCAAGCCGAGACTTGCGTTCTTCAAAAGGTAGCAAGATTCCGTCAAGTACACCTGTTGATTTATAGTGCGTAAGTACTTCTTCTACGACTCGTTGCAGGCTTTCGTTAGCTTTGTTGATAGGAAGTTCAGCAAGGACTTTGTGTTTGTCCATATGAGCTTCAAGTTCTGCTTCGCTAAATGAAGTAAGACGACGTTTAATAGTAGACTTGTCTGTAGGAATAACTTTAGTTACGTCTGACAGCCAAGTACCGAAACTACGAAAATGATGTTCTTTTTCAACGGGATTAAAAATTGTAGGTGCCATTTGGAGCCTTTAAAAAGTTAAGATAAGGTAAGTGTATTGCCATTATCAATTTTTGTCAAGCGCCAAAATCAAATAGTATTTCAAATTGATTGTCTTCTTGCTCCATAGCACCGTAATCGGTTGCCAGATGTACTTCTCTAGGAACAAACAGTCTATCCATATATTTGGCTATTTGTCTATGTTGCATACCAATGTCTTTGCCAAAAAATAAACCTGATTGATCTTTGTTAGCTGGTTTTCGGACAGCACTAACACATACATAATCTCTTTGAGCAAAGAAATCATAGAGTCTTTGGGGATCATAACCGTATTGATTACATTGTTTTGGAACAATTTCTACCTGTACACTAGGACGCCATTTGTCTATCGTCTGTTGTGCTCCATGTATAACAAATAACTCAGATCCTTCAACGTCAATTTTGATTGCATCAACATCTTCAAATCCAAAACTATCTATAGTTCTACAAGGTACATCAACCACATACTGTGACTTCTTAACTTGTTTTTGATTGTAGATAGCAAAGTTGTGACCTCCATGGTCTGGATGATCCTGTATGCCAATCGTGCCTGTGTTTCTATCAGTAATAGCAACTTCGTGTACTGTAATATTTCCTACCACATTCATAGATTGTGGCTTGCCCTTCCATTTAAACCAACCTGCTTCAGCTGTTGGGTCTCTGTGTATGCTGCCTTCTACGTCTGTACCTTGCCAATAGATTCCCAATAGCTGGCTGCGTCTAGCTATTTCGATATTAGCTTTGAGCATAGTCAGCGTAGTAGGTGTAGGTTCAAATGACTCTACATGTTGTGCCCACTCACTATAGGCAATAGTGTTGTTACCTACATTGGCACCCACATCAATAATACGGCGGGCGTTAGGATAGATAGTCCTAATTAACCTTGCATTATTGCCTTGATAGTAGACGTTGTTTCCGCTAAATCTAGGGCCTTGCAAATTGTCTATGCTTAGTAGCCAATAGCATCTCCCAAACTTGTTGATAACTAAACGGAATTGTTGATTTTGGTAAAGACCACTAGGTTCGTCAAAACCAAAAAGGTCTTTAAATTCTTGAGATGAAATGGTTGCTGTTAATAACTGCGGCATATTAGTTCTCCTTCTAATCAATGTTCGCTGTAAACATTATATATCTGCTGTAAAAAAATATAGAAAATTAAGTTCAAACAGGTTGCAAAGTTATTCAATCGACATTATTATTACTGTGTAAATCTATATTTTCTCTTAGGACTCAAATGAACATTTTTATCGACATGGACGATGTTGTAGCCGATTGGCATGGTCGCGCACAAGAAGTACTAAAACGACGATGGAATAAAAATGGTGACAGAATTCCTCAGGCTGAATGGGATAAAATTAAAAGTGATATTAGATTCTATAGGTACTTGCCTTTGATGCCAGGCGCAAACGAATTAGTTAATATGTGCAAAGATTATATTAAACGTAATCCTCAATATTGTTTGCGATTCCTTACTGCTTTGCCGCATGACTACAGTATGCCGCTGGCTGCACAAGATAAAGTTTGGTGGGCACATGATTACTTTCCTGGCATCGATGTTACATTTGGACCATTTAGTCATGACAAATGGAGACATTGTCAACAGCCGGGAGATATACTAATCGACGATAGGCATAGCAACTGTAGAGAATGGATTAATGCAGGCGGCATTGCACACGTCTATACTACATGGGATAACTGTAAACCTTGGCTTAGGAGTGTATTAAATGACTCAGACGTTTCGTAACTGGTGTGTAGAAAAATGGTATGAACACTGCGATGAAGTTCTTGCATGGACAGGTCATAGTCCGGAATACCGAAGTCGAGAATATTTTTTAAAGTATCGCTGGTGGCTGCGAAGGGAATATCAAAGCCAAATGAAGAAAATTAAATAATGGAACTTAGCATATTTGGGTTACTAGCCCTATTGTTCATTAAACACTGGTACATTGACTTTGCCCATCAATCTCGTGAAGAAATTATGGGTAAGGTTAATTACGGAGACATATCTGGCATCATACACAGTTTCAAACACGGCATAGGTACTGTAATAGTAATGCTAATGTCAGCAGTTAACTGGCCCAGTGCAGTTATTTTGGGAATATTAGACTTTGTTACACACTACCATATTGATTGGTTAAAAATGAAATACGGTGCTATTGTAACCAAAGATGATAATTTTTGGAATCATCTAGGACTTGACCAGCTGGCGCATTATCTAGTATATTTGTTTATTGTCTGGACTCTTGTATGATATACTTTAATTTCAATTTACGAAATCCCTGGGGTGTTGATAGATTTGCTAATATCAAATGTTGGCATGGATCTACTCCTATCAAACACAAATACTGGGAAGTGCAAATTATTAAATGTTATAACTTAATCAGATTTGAATTTGGATTTACTATTAGACAAGATCATGCAGGGTTAAACCTAGAACTAGGATTGTTTGGGTACGAAATACATTTTACAATTTACGATAACCGTCACTGGGATTACGAAGCGGGTCGATGGGTAATTCACCAATAACAAGGAGAAGGAAAATGGAATACGCTTTAGTTGCATGGGTCACTGTATCATCAACTTTCTGCGGTATGTTTCATAAAGATTGGAGACAGATAGCAACATTCAAAACTCAGGGCAAAGAACTAGCTCTAGATAAATGCGAAGCGGCTGCTAAAGAAATGGACCTATCTAAGTATAAATGCATTAAGATTTAATATGAAAAAAGTTCAAGTTGGAATGTTCAAACTACCAGGTCTATCATTTGATAAAGGTGAAATCACCCCTGAGTTAAATGAAGAAATGATTGCCTGGGCCAAAGCAGAAGGTGTCGGTATGAACATGACTGAAAGTCTTTGGTCATTTAAAAAAGAAGCGCACAGAGAATGGTTTATCCTGCGTTGGATTGATCATATTCCTAAGCCGGAAAAATTAGAATTAAACAGTGACTTTGATCAGGGAATTAAATCTTTGTTTGGATCATTAAACATCAAATGACATCTGAAGTAGTCATTTACGATTTAGATTCTAATGAAATTAGCACAGTTGTAAAGGAACTTAAAGATAAAGGTTATAGGGTAGGTGTTGATTTTGACTTTGCATACTCGACTGGTAAGTTCGATTGGACTACACATGAGACTATACCTAGACAAACAACGTTTACTATCTATAATTCAAAGTTAGCAACTTGGTTTATTTTAAAGTGGAGTTAACTATGAAAAAGAAAAGACTGCTAACTGATAGAACAAATGGCTTAGAAGATGAGCTAATGACCAAGATGTCACTGCAAATGCAACAAGAAATAGACGCTGAAGTTTTACGCTCGATGTTTAAAAAGTTAGGCTGGTATGAAATTGTTCTAGCACCGATGACAGCAGAAACTGGTGCTGCTATTGATGATTGGGTAAAAGAAAATATCAAAGGTAGAAGTCACTGGGCACACGGCCTTGTTTGGATGTTTGAAGATGTCAAAGATGCTAATTGGTTTAAGTTAAGGTGGTTAGCGTGATTAAAACTCTAATACCAGAACATACCTACGACGTCATTGAAGTAGAAGGTGACATAAAATCTGCCATCGATTGGTGTAATAAAACATTCGGACCTCCTGGCGAACGTTGGTTTTTGTCTAACTATAGATTTTATTTTGCCAGAGAAAAAGACGCTATGTGGTTTGAAATGAGGTTCTAAATGGAAGATTTCGATCAAGAAGAGTTTTTCAAAAAACGCAATCAATACTGGAGAGCCATTCATGCTATGCGTCCAGAATATATGGAAGAAGTTAAAGGAGATTATAGTATGAATCGTCCCAGTGTACATTACTGGGCGGAGCAAAAGTATGGATTTCAAATGGAGGCCGATAGCACTGGTAACTATACTGAAAACTATACAGTGACCGACCCTAAGAAATTTATGTTGTTTCAAATAAAGTATTGGCGGTGATATGGCAAGTCTAGCAGAATATTTTGAAAAAAACAGATACAAACCAAAATACTTTTTAGGTGATAGAGTATTTGGATACTGGAATAAGATTCCATTTATTGGTACAGTGGGTAACGACACAGTAATCAGCGAGATTGAGGGACCTAGGATTAGTGTGTTTTTAGATTTGCCTATCAAGTATAAAGATAAAGTACATACTATTATAATCGTAAAACACAAAGATGTTAAGCCAAGGAAATAAAAATGTATGATGATGAACTTCGAGACTTCTGCAGAAAGTTTGAAGCAGACGTAAGGCGTAGCGACAAACGGTTTAGGCGAGTGCGGCGCATGGGACCTTTTTCTTATCATGACCTTGATTCAAAACTGTCAGAGATTGCATTCTTACCTTACGACGAAGAACCGTTAGTTGAAATATCCTTGCCGCAGGACAGGTTTAGACACTTGATTGAAATGGAACGTTGGTTGAGTAAAATCGAAAGAGAGTATCAGGGCGCAAAAAAATTTATAGATGACGAACAACGTGCAAAATGGATTAGATCAAAGGACGCTAGGGTAGCAAAGGCCTATGAAAAATATATTATTTTATTAAGAATGGTGGAGAACGATTATGATTAAAGGTATTACAGGGGGAAAGTACATAATGGTGCAGGGAGGATCCTCTAGTGATCCTTATATCTCACCGGGCGCAGCAGGTGCAGGAATGATGCGTTGGAATCCCAATATGAACTGTGTGGAAGTTAACGACGGCAGCATGTGGAAACAAATGGGTACGTCCTATGCAACTATTACGTTAGACACAGAAGCAGAAAGTATTCTAAATTGGGCGCGACTAGAACGTGAAAAGCAGCGTCTTAGAGAAAAACGTATCCAAGAAAACCCAGCACTAAAGAAAGCCTATGAAGCTATTCTACGTGCAGAAGAAAATTATGACATATTGGATCGAATTGTAGGCGATAATGTCAGCAGTGAATCCGAACGGGTACAGGCAAGTCCTTAATGGCCATTAACGCTATCAAATCCGACTCGGGATATCTAGGAGAAACTCCTAGTAATCCTACGTATGAAGTAATGGTTATCGATGGTCAAGCTCGTCGAATACACAAAGTAGTAGTACATAGATTTAGAGTAGGCGACAGTGAAGATCCTGAAATATATGCAGCCCAACCTTTGATAGAATGGGAGCGTAGCGAAGAAGGACAGTGGATCATGAGTCATGCTATTGAGCCTCCAATGTGGCATAGACATTTAGATTACAACACATACGGACATCAGTTTGCCATTACAGCCAAACTAATAGATCGCGACTTTACCTTTTGGACTCTTAAATGGAACAGTCGTTAGATATAGAAAAATTAGTCAAAGAATACATGCGTAACTTTTGCAAGCACTATAGATTACCCTATGGTTTTGCAGAAGAATATGACCTATTAGTTTGGTGTAATCAAATTGGCAAGAGATATAAAGATTGGACTTATTACAAAGGACATTATAAAGATCCGTTTGTCACTTTAAGTATTAGAGACCCCAAATGGGCTACACTTTTTGAGCTTCGCTGGGGACATTTAATCAAAGAAACTGTTGACCGATTTAACTAGATACTGTATACTCTAACTGTCATTAACTCCCGTAGGTTTTGCAGTGAAAAAAGTTTTCTATGAAAAGGTAGGCAGGCGATATGTGCCTGTACGAGAGTACGACAGTGACTTCCTAGATGCGTTTCCTAAAGGAACTCATATTATCATGAGTTATCCTGGCGGGAAGTCTACTCGCTATAACATTGATCCTGCTTACGGTCCTATGATTGCCGCAGGGCGTGTTGCTGAAGACGTTATGTGTCGTGCTATGGTCAAGGCCAGCGAACTAAAACCCAGCAAGCAACCCATTACCGAAGAGCAACGCACTGCCTGGGAAAACCTAGCTCGTGCATTTGGACAAGAAATGTACACACTAAATGGCACTAGTGTTAGTGACATTGTACAAGCAGGTGTAGAAGCGATGCAGAAAGAAGCAGACAAACTGTTGTCTAATCCTGTAGTTCGTAAAAGTTACGAACGATTTTTAATGATAGCAGCACTGACTGCTAACGAACAATCAACAGAAAAGGAATAAAAATGATTACCCTAAAAGAATTTATGGAAGTGGTAGACTATCGTATTACTGAAGGTAGCGATTTTACTTGGCCTTGCTTTGGACCCGAATCAAAGCCCTACAGCCTGTCTAGCTGGAACGGCAACCACGACGGTTGGAGTTTTAATATTACGTTTGACACAGGCACCCAAGATGTCTATATGGTAGAAGTCTGTGACTATCTACATCAACGTGCATACCGAATTATCAATCCTCTATGGCAACAAGCATACAATGATTACGCTGATGAGCACAACCCTGAATATAAAAACCAAGCCTGGGACAATGTCAATTATGTTGATCTAGAAAGCGACGACGACTGGATTCAAAAGGCTCTGTCAATTAAAGCAGGCGAAGACTATGATACTCGTGTAAGCATTCCTTTGGAAATTCCTGAGGACGAACTTATGGTTCTATTCAAGGCAGCACACGACCGTGATATTACCTTCAATCAATTAGTTGAAGAAGCACTTAAGGCTGCTATTGCGGATGCAGAACGCGACCCGGAAGGATTCAAACAAAAACACAGTAAATGGAGTAAACGCAATGAAATGGTTTGACCGTTGGTTTTATCGTCAGGCTAAAAAAGCCTGGGAAAATAAAAATCGTTATGAAGAAGATCTAGCAGTACAAATGAAAGAAAGGGCAAGTAAAACTATGTCAGGACTACAAATAGGAACAGCAATGGTAGAACGTGGGCATCCGGAAGGGCAAGATCGTATCAGTTTTGAACTAACTGCCGCAGTTGGCGGCCGTATCCTAAATGTACGTCGTTACGACGAACGTAAGGATCGCCAGGAAATGCAGACCTATGTTATTCCCTCAGGCGAAGACGTAGGCACTAGGGTGGCTAAGATCATCAACTTGGAATTGATTAAATAATATCATGGAAGATAACATTTTTGGCCTACTGTTTGTGGGGTTTGTCTTTTGGTTAGGCATTGTCATTGGGCGTATGCAGGCAATTCAGAGGCTTGTCAAGAATTTCATGCAGGATCCCGACAGTATTCAACGCCTATTTAAAGATCTAGAACGTGTGGCCAAACAAGCAGAAGAAGCAAAACCCAAAGACCAACCTGAAGAACTTCGAGTAGAACGAGCTGGCAATCAAATTTATCTTTATCACAAAGAAACAAACGAATTCCTAGCGCAGGGTCCAGATCTACAGTCAGCACTTGACGTAGTAGAACAACGATTCCCCCATCGTGTATTTCAAGGCCGTTTGAGCAAAGATCAAGCAGATGCTTTGGGCATTACTATTACAAAATAATCAACCAAACTACTTGCACTGTCATAGTCTATATAGTATTATAGATACAGCTGTCACAGACAGCATAATCTAAAAGAGGAAATTTATGATTAAGCATTTTAATCCCGAGACCAAGACGTTCAAGTTGTTCAATGCACTTTATAACGGCGAAGCAGTTACTCCTGCACAAGCTCAAAAGCGCTTTGGCATCAAGAACATGTCAGCAGAAGTCAGCCGTATCCGTCAAAACGGCTACGCTGTTTATGCCAATAGCCGCAAGGCCAATAACGGTGTTACCGTTACTGAGTATGTTATTGGTCAACCCAGTCGCAAGCTAGTTGCCGCTGGTTATCGTGCCATGGCACTAGGCCTAGTCTAATTAATTTTAGACACATGCTCACTAAGCCCGCTCTGCGGGCTTTTTTTACGATAAATATTCCATCACGGAATATTATATGGGTATAATTTTAAGTAATCTAACTGTCAGCAATGTTATAAATCCCAGCGAAGGCATATTTTTTGTTACCAGTGCAGAATACCCTCTGGATAACGTCAGCAGTGGTGCTGGAATTGCTGTAACTATTCCTACGGCAGCAGCACCTGGCGATTTGGCTATAGTTGTAGCAGGAACTGCACCGGGCGGTAATACGTGGTCTGTGACAGGGTGGAATGAACTGACTGACAGCGGTAGTGTGCCAAATCATTTTGTAGCTTGGAGAAATGTCGTTTCTGGGGACCCTGGAACTTCCTGGACCTTTTTTCCTTCAACTGGTAGCTCTGGCGATATGGCCATTTATATTTTTAGGAACGCTTTATACGAAGGTATAGTATCAGGGCCTTCTACGGCTACTGATGGCAGCGTTTCGCATACTTTTAGTTATCAAACACTAACTGCTGGAGCAACAGTATTAAATATTGCTGTGGCTAGAGGATGGGTTACTGGCGGTGTTTTAAGAGAAGGCTCTGCAAATTCTAGATGGTATAATTTACCTCAGTACGATCATACTGGATCAGGAGCTGCCAATCACATAGCTATTAATCTTGCCACTGCTGTGATTGCTGGCACTGGGCAAGTATTAAATCAAGCAATACAATGGACTGCTGTTACGGCCCAGGCCAGTAATATTAGTATTGCTCTACGAGAACGTCAGCCAATTAGAATTATTGCTACACAAAGCACTACTAACATCAATAACACAATTACGCCAACTTTGGGTGCCACACCGCAGGTTGGCGATTTGGTTTTAGTATTTCTCAGTACTCAGGCTACCGGTGCACAGACTTGGACAGCACCTTCAGGGTGGACTGAAGTAGCAGATGCTGGTGCTGCGCCGGGTAGCAGTATTGCTTACAGAATATGGGCCACAGGCGACACTGCTGTTGGGCAGTTTCTCTGCTCAACCGCTGATACATTATTTGCACATACTGTGATTGTACGAGATGCTGCTTATGCCAGTGCTACAGCTTATACAACTAGCGGATCTGGCACTAGCATCACTGTTGCAGATACTATAGCACCTACAGCCAATTGTCTAGGGTTTATACATTATGTCACGCACAACGACGGAGGTGCAGCATTGACTGTGCCCAGTGATCTTGTTCAGGTAACTAGCCTAGTTTCAGGAACTTATAGACAGACAATTTTTAGACAATATCGATCAACAGCAGGTGCTGGTACTGGCTCAAGAACCATAACAAGAGCAACCAGTAGTGGAGCCAGCGGTGGTGCATTGGTATTAGTTCGGCCAGCTATAACTGGCAACGGTATATAATAAGGACATAATTTAAATGGGTGTAATAATCAACAATCTCGTAACTAACAATTTGGTCATGCATGCCAATCCTATCTATTTGGTAGGCAGTAGTGTGGCCTCTAACAACAGCGGCAGCGGCAATATAACTGTGACTCAAAGCACTGCTATTCGTGCAGGTGATCTACTGGTCACTGTGGGCTCAGGCAATGCTTCGGGTGGCAATCAACTTTGGTCAGCCAGCACAGGCGCATCAGGTACCACTTGGACCGAAGCTGCGGATCAAGGCACCGCGCCTAACCTCTATGTGGCCTATAAAACGGCTGTGGCAGCTGATGCAGGGTTTGTTCAGACCTATAATTGGGTGTTGAGTCAGAGCGTGGCCGTACACACCTTGATCTTTAGATACGCACAGTGGGATGCCATTGGCAGCATAGCAACGGGCACGGGCACAGGTTCGCTGACTGTGCCCGCTGTGACCACCACTGCTGACAATGCACATATAATCCTGTTCTTTGCCGGTACAGATATGACTTCGCAGTCAGTGCCTGTGCCACCGTTTAACACTGTCAGCGGGCCGACAACCACAGGCGGCACACCCGTGGGTTCTAACACTGTGTTGACCAGACTACAGGCCACTGCTGGGTCATCAGGCACTACCAATGTGGCTGCTACAAACGGTACTGGAGCCAGAGCTGCGGTACAACTAGCTGTAAAACCTGCAATCTAAGGATCAGTATGGGATTAATAGCCAATAATTTGATTATAAACAACAGTCAATTTACTGAAGAAATACAGTTTATAGATTCTGTTTCTGCAAGTCATACAGAAACTACCAGTGGTTCTATTACTCAAAGTAGCCTAATACAAGCAGGTGATCTTTTGATAGTCTACATATCTGGTAACAATAGTGTTGGTAGGTCCTATTCGGCCGGTGCTGCTGCTGGCGGAACTACCTGGATCGAAGTCATGGATGCTTCGTTCTCACCCAGTCTATTCGTAGCTTATAAACGAGCTGTGGCAGCTGACAGTTCTTATGTACAAAACTGGACTTGGTCTGGGACTCAAAGTGCAGGTATTAATCTATTGGTTTATAGACATGCTCAATGGGGGTTTTTTGGCCAATACAACAGTTCTACAGGCACTAATCAAATTACTGTGCCCAGTGTCAGAGTAGACAAGGTCAACAGCAGGGCCATTACAATTTTTGCTCAAAGTCAGGGCAATCAAGCAACTTTTGGTCTGCCCAGTCCTGGAGTGCAACTAGCGGCTCTTAGTTTTGGCAGTAGTCCCGTAGCTGCAAATTTCAGTGCATGGAGAACAATACCTGCTGGCACCAGTACGGGCGTAGTGGGCATAGGTGGTGGTGGAGCAGCATCAGGCAATTCAGCAGCAATACAGGTAGTGATCAAACCCATTGATAATATACGTATTTTGTCTATTGATGGTGGAACCACTTCAGGCAGTGGCACTCCAGCACTGATCAGTCATGACTATCAACAGGCCGAGCCGGGTGATCTCAGCATTTTAATAATAGCACATACCCAAGCTACGGGAAATGTCACTTGGACAGCACCTGCAGGTTGGACTGAAGTTAATGATCAAGGCACACCCCCAGGACTGTTTATCATGTACAAAGAACTGGCCTCCACTGACATTGGACAGTTTAACTATGTATTTCCCACACCTTCAGGTTCATTTACTGCCCTTGCTAGATATATTCATTTACGCAACGCCAATTGGGGTTCAATTGGCGCGACCATTACCAGCACGGCCGATCAAGTGACCTCGGTACCCAGTGTTACTACTACCAGCAGCAACTCATTTATAATATTAATTGCTGCGGGCACAGCAGCTTCAGGACCTGTCACAGCTGGCTCAGAATTTAACCTTACCAGCAATTCGGCTTCGGGCGTGGATTCTCTAAGAGTTGATATTCGATCTAGAATACAGAATCAAATAGGTGCAACTGGTACAGCCACTATATCTTGGCCAGCACCCAGCACAGGCAGCAACAACCTAGCAGTACAGATAGCGTTAAATCGTAAATGGTAACAGCAGAAGATATTGTCAAAATACCCTATACCACACACCCTGGAATGCGCCGTCGTACAGGGCCATTATACACGGCCAATCCAGACCCTAGAGTACTGGCCAGCAAACAACAGGAAGATCTTTTATGGGGCCATGACCTATGGGGTCAAATCAAGGGCAGCGAACCCTTGGTATGGCTAGCTGCCAGCAGGCTGGGTCACTGCACAGACGCAATACAAGAGTTGGCCATGACTCGGGAAGAAGATCTAGCCATAGTAGAAGGGGGTCGATTAGTGGCCATAGCCTTCTATCACCCTTCGGGTTTTGTACCCCAAAAGTACCTGGGCTGGCCACTAGAAGACATACATCGCAAGGTAGCTGACAGTGATCTATTAGTACGAGCCACACCCAAAATAGCACAGGCCCTAACAGAGCAGGCCTGGCAGCGCACAGTTTGGACTGTGACCCAAGACCCAAGGTTAAGCAACCACCCCAATAGAACTAAACCGACAGCAGCCCAAAGTCTAGACGATCTCTATGTGCGTTGGGAGCTACAGACCACAGAACCCTTGAATCACAACTCAGCACTGTTCCTAGTTAGAGTTCGAGTAGAGCCCTTAAAGAATTGGCCCTTAGATCTAATTACAGCCAGCATAAACTCAATGTCAGAAGCAGTATTAGACTATAAGAACTTGCGGGCTATCAAAAGTTTAATAAACCGCGAAGCGGCAGCGGTCAGCCAAATGATTTGATCAAACAGCCTAGATCTGTTAATATACACATATATGAAACTTGTAGCTGTCATAATCCTAGCACTAACGCAGACGGCGTGTGCAGTGATCTCAGCAGCTAACATAACATCATATTGGGCAACAGAACAAACCCTAACAGATCATGCGATGACTCTAGCAGTACCCAATAGTACATGCAGTAGTCTACAGTTGATTAGGGGTCAGTACTATTGCGAAATCAGGGATGTGAGCAAGACTTATAACCGCAATCCCTTGTAAATACTAGATGGAGCGACAACAACTAATTCTAGAAATATTACACGTCAGCTATAAGATACATCCTGAATATAGTAAAAACCAACATTGGGCTTGGACAGCGGGTATACTAGCAGATACTGTATTGGCTAAGAATCACATGGATTCAGTAGTATATGCTAGACTCAATCATAGACTCAACCAACTGCTGGATCAACCCAAGTATAGAACTGACGGAGCTAAAGGCCCCGCTGTGCGCTAATAGCACTAATAGCACTAATAGCACTAGTAGACAACTAAGTGCTGATTCCAACGTATAAGCAGATAGTCTAGATACTTGCTGGGTTTGGCATCTATGCGCCATATATAGTAGTGATCATTGACTATGATATAACGACCCAAATAGATGTCAATACCATATCTATGACAGTAGTCCCAGATGTCCTGCATGATAGGATTGTCAGACTCTATAGTAATAGCTATACGCATGTATATATTTAATTGTGTTTGAGCAATTGGCCCCGCTGCGGGCTTCTAGCTGTATAGGCTAATATAGAAAAGGCCCCGCTGCGGTCTGATGGGGCCTAGGTACAACGCAGCAGATTGGCTAAGAATCTAGTGTATTCAAGAGAGATTAAAGCAGATTAGTAGGCAAATGTGGGAGAATGGCGAGTATTCATTAAAACTATGCCCCTCTAGACCACGGTTCCGAATTTTTTTTGACCTTAGGCCGCTGGGCCAGGACCTTGATCTAGACTCTAGACCTAGAATCGGCCACACAAATCTGCACTTTTTCACACTTTTTCGCACTTTTCCAGACCTGTGCCTTGTGCATAGACGCCGATACGCAAGGGCTGGGAATCTAGATTGCACTTTTATACATATAGTATATAATAGCTAATATACTGTTACGGATCGGACTGTGTTAAATACTTGTATGCAGTCACAACCGGGGAATCAATATGGAAGAAAGAATCTGTCTAATAGAATATCCTACTCATGCTACACGTATACATCAAGTAGGCACCAGTGTTGTATGCTTTAAGCACAATAATAACTGTTGTGACTTCGAAACATTTACTGTTGATAATACAGAAGCAATTGCGGACTATATAGTCAAACCATTACCAACCAGTTACTGGCGGGTTGCTGTAGGCGAGGATTGCGAGGAATAATTGGAAAAAACCCTATAACCCTAGTGTCAAGTCGGGTATTTTCTCTGTGGCTTTTTTGCAACAACACGGTGGCGGTCGACGTCCACCCCCACTATGTTCGAACGTGCTAGTATTATAGCACTTTTGGATAGTCCAGTCAACTGTAGGGTCTTTGCGTTGTGGCTTTAGCGCAACGGACGAGTGCGGCCTAGAAACCCTAAGGTTGACTCAAGTACTGTTTGGCGCTATAATAATGGAATAGTAAGGAGCACAGGCAATGCGACGCACACCCCGTAAAGACTGCAACTACATCATCTACGAGATGGTGGACTCACGCGGTGAGAACTACATTGGTCTTACCCGCAAAGCCCAACCCAATGTGGACAAGGTGGTTGCAGAGCGCTGGCGCAAGCACAAGAGCCGTGCTCGTAACGAGAACCGCTTGTGGGCTCTGTATGTCTACTTGAAGACTGGCGGACTGGAACTTACGTGGACTCATCGTGTGCTGGCTATTGTGCGCGGTCGTGCAGAAGCTTATGCCTACGAGCGTGAACTGGTTAAGGAACTGAAGCCTACACTCAACGATCAATATCTATAAGGAGCTGATATGTATACTGTAGAAGTCTACAAGCAGGATCGTAGGACTAAGAGCGGAGAGCGTCTGGTGCTCAAGCAGGACTACGACACTGACAATCTGTCAATGTTGGAGCACACTGTCAAGCATACATGGCGTGGGCATCGCTATGTGATACGGGAAACTTGGGTAACCCGTAAGAACCTGATGAGCGGGCAGGAGTTCAAAGAGCGTTACGATACGCCCTATTTCTGCTCGCCCTCATCAGAAGCCTACTGGAGCATGTAAAGACCCTACGGTTGACTAGGGCTTTGATTGGTGCTATACTGTTGAAACTGTAGCAAACGAAGGAGCTGACATGCAATATCCAGAGTACTTTACCGCAGAGGACATTATGGAATTTGAGTACGAGTACAATCGCTATTTGGATAGGCAGGACCCTAACAGCCTTGTTGCTGTCAACGAGGAACTGCAAGTGATTGCACACGACGAGCTGGAGCGTGATTGGGACGAGCGTTATGAACCCGACTGCGACAGCTGGTACGATGAACAGTATGAACTTGACTACATCTAAAGGAGCAACACATGGACATCAAACAGGTCAACTCAGCTATTATGTTTGGCACTTGGACGGACACTGAACTGTCTAGCATGATTGACGCTATCAAGTTCGCTAGGGCTAATCTGCAGAAGCAGGTCAAGCGAGGGCTGGCTATTGGCACAGTTGTACAGTTTCACAGCACCAAACGTGGCATCACTGTGCAGGGCACTGTGTCAAAGATTGCTCAGAAGTACGTTACAGTCAACACCCAGCAAGGTCTGTGGAAAGTGCCTGCTAACATGCTGACCGTGGCGTAATAGCCACAAGGCGAGTGCGGGGTTGACGGAACCCCCACTCGGTGCTATACTAGAGACTAAGTTAAACAACAGGAGCGAAACTGATGAGCAACTACCCGAACATGAGCTATTGCATGTGCAACAACACCCTGCTGGCCCTGCGGCAAGTGATGGAAGCAATGGAGAGCGAGGGCCCTATGTTCCTTAAGGAACTGAACAGGGACGAACTGCGCTCCTACAAGGAACTGTTTAATGCTTGCGAGAGCTTCCTTACACTTGCAGAGGAACTTGAGGACGAAGCAGAGCGCGAAAGCGAGTGGGACGGACAGCCCGACGAAGCACAAGAATGGGCAGACTTTGACCCGGACTGCTGATTAGACAAAGGGGGAGCGGCGAGTGCCTACGGGATGCGCCTGCTCTTAAACGACCATGTGAGGCGCCCCCAAGCAAAAGCCCTTAGGTTGACAAGGGTATTATTTAGTGCTATACTAGAGGCTAAGTTAAACACAAGGAGCGACACATGTTTAGATTTGATCACCGTCAAAGCCGTCCAGTGACCAGCGAGCTGTTGGACATGGCAGAGCAGGGCATGATCGACTGGGAGACCCTGGCACGCGATGCCCTGGGCTGGATGAGCGAAGCAGAAGTAGCAGAGTTTGCTCGCCGCAACGACTACATCACTGACACTGAGGACGACGAAGATGAGTGAAAACAAGCGAATGATCGAAATCGTAGTGCGTCTTTGGATTGACGAGGACGCAGATGTTATGGAAGTGGTGCAGGACATGGACTACGAGTTCCGTCACCCTGCTATCAAAGACACCTGCATTGAAGACATTCTTACGGAGATCTAACATGAATCGCTACTGGGACCAACTAATCCGTTTGGAAGACCGTGAGGGCTTTGAGATTATTGTCGACAAGACCTGGGAAGACATTGCCCTGCGTGACTGCTTTGACGACTCATGCTATGATATCAAGGACATGGAACGCAAGGTCAACGACGGCACGCTGGATTGGTTCATGCTGCGTGTTCGTGCTCTAATAGATGGACACGAGCTGGCCGCAGAGTACTTGGGAGGTTGCTTGTACGAAGATGCCAGCGAAATCCTACGTGACGGTACCGCAGAGGACTTGATTGAGACTGCGGTCATAGAAGCCAAGAAGGCTGTCTACCCTCTAATGCGTAAACTGCTAGCCATCAACGCTGATCTCGAAGCTGTGGCGTAACTGCCACAGCACGGGTGCGGGGCCCAAAGACCCTTAGGTTGACTTGGGCTTTAGTTTCTGCTATACTGTGTGTATTGTTTAACACAGGAGCGAAACTATGTTGTGCAATACACTAGCAAAAGCAAAATTGCAGTTTAACAAAAACTTGCAAATGTACAAAGTTCTTGTTGCATTTAATGTAACAGAAAAAACAAAAAAGGGCACACTTAAATTTCCTACAGAGAAAAAATGTGCTTATGTTAGCGGGCATATTGAATTGCAGGAACTAGGGCGTGTGCTTAATACTGCACAACAGGTGTTGCGTACAAGCAACATTATAATTGTAGAAGCAGACTAAACCCTAGGGCTATTAGCACAGCAAGTTGACAGCGTGGACTTGCTGTGTTATAATTGTTTTTTAGTTAGTAAACAGGAGCGAAAATGTTTGCAAGTACTAAACTAGTGCGTAAAATTGTGCGTAGCATTGCTAACGGTGCTGTGTACAATTACAGTTACACAGACAAGACTA